TAATCAATGGCTCAATGAGAGCCTTTGTGAATGCCCCATCCATTCCGTTGCCCAGCACCTCCTTTGCCACCTTGGCATCAGCAGGAACAGGATAGGAAAGAGGCAAGTCCATAAGCCGCTTCATCATTTCGGGCGTAACCCTTTTCACTCTGCCGTCAGGCATAATGATGCGAGGGACTTGAGAAGATGAACTCAAAAGTGTTGGGGATGGACTGCCAGCATTTGCAGCAGCGGCTTCTCCCTTATAAGCAGAAGCACCCATTGTAATAATGGGCTTAGAGGCATCAAGCCGTCCATCTGCTATCATCTCATCAATCCTTTCCTGCTCCCAGTTTTTCTCTTTTGTTCTGGATGCGAATGGAGCATCTGGCGCATCATCAATCAAGTCCTCTACGGCCTTGTACCAATCGCCTTGCTTCTTCTTGCTCGGAACGGCAGGAAGTTTACCATCCCTTACGGCACGAACGAAAAGTCTGTTTCTATTTTGTGAGCCACCAAAGTCTGCCGCATTGTACACCCCAACATCGTAAGTGTATCCAGCATCATCAAGAGCCTTAATAATTGCATTGAATGGGACAGTGTCTTTGTAGCCGGGAACATTCTCAATTGTAACTACAGGAGGCTTCGCTTCACGAATCACCCGTGCTACAGACTCAGCAGAATCCATATCGGATTTCTCTACTGTGTTAATGTTCTTCGCTTTTGAGAAGTTCTTGCAAACAGGGGAAGCGTGGAAGATGTCCGGGTTAGCAGCTTTCACTTCCTGGGGGTCAATCTGCGTTACATCCCTTGCTTCGTACTTTGTTCCGAAGGCATCGTTGTAAGCCTTCATATATGTGGGACTATACTCCACAGCCATCACAGACTCAGACTCTGGAAGAGCGGCCTCCATTGTGCCAGCCCCCGAAAAGAATGTAGCCACTCTCGGCTTCTCTGCTTTGCGGATGTCATCAAGAGCATCCTGATACTTGGACACCTCCTCCCCTTTGCTCTTCAAATAGGCAATGCCTGCGTTGATGGCTTCGGCAAGGGATTTCCCAGCAATGTAGGCTGCCTTAATGGCATCAATAGTGGCATTCCAGACGGCAGCGTTCATCCCAGCCACGCCTTTGATTTTCCCCTTGTCAAGGGCTTCAATAATGGGGTCTGCCTTTTTGACCTCTGCCTTCTTCCCTCCCCCTATTTTTCTGCGTTCCGCTTTGCCGGCCTCCGTGAGTTCGGGATGGGCAAGGAGGTAGTCCACCATTTCATTGTAGGAAAGGGTTATGGTTTCCCCTTTGCCTACAAGGTCTTCAATGGCCTTTACCAATTCGGGGTTTGAGCCGTCTTTCTTGGCAGCGTGGTAGGCGGAGGAAATTGGAATAATTGATTTTTGGTCAAATGGTATAATAGACTTACCGCCTCCTTCGTAAAAATTTGTATACTCTATTCCATCATAACCATTGTCCTTTAAAACTTTAATTAGAGCATCATTGTCTTTTTTATTTTGGACATACTTTAATTGCGCATCCGTAATTACTCCATCTTTATTAAACAATTTTGAAACAACATACCACTCCCATCTCGCAAAATCTCTTTCTGTTTTTAAGGGATTTTTAAGGTCAATTAAAAATGCCTCTGTAACTCCTTGCCTTCCTTCGGCTAATTTATTAGCTGTTTCAAAAGTTCCAAAATGAATACCGAACTCATCCGGCTTAAACCCCATTCTTTTAGAGATGCCACTTTTTGAGCCGTGAAAATAAACATTTCGTATCCCGTCTATTTTTTTTATATCTTTTTCTCCCAACGCCTTGGCCGTAGCCTCAACGGAAGACAAGGCTTCCCCTCCTGCATTTACAATAAAATTACAGGGCTTTAAGTTCTTCGCCATACTTTATTTGTTTCCGAGTTCCTGGTCGAATATCAGAAGGCCGCCGGGGCATTCACTTACAAGGGACAGGCGGGCAAGCAAGTCCATATACTCACCCACCGCCTTTGTCTGTATCTTAACAAACTTGTTAAGTTGCACCTGAACGGCAGCATCCTTCGTGTCAAAATAAAACTTGCCGTAGAAGTCTCCGAGGTCTTTCTCCAAATCAAAGGCCGCCTCAAGGATGCCCATCAAATCAATGCCCTCCTTGAAGTCCACCTCATCTATCTGTGGCATATCAGCCTCTTCCCCTTTGTCATTAAGGAAATCACGCAGCTTGTAGTAATGCTTGATTTCATCGGCAGATTCGTTCTCAAAGAACTTCTGCGCTCCGAATAGCCCCTGCTTCTGACAGCAGGAAGCGGCATATTTGTAAAAGTTGGAAGCATAAAGCTCGTGTTCAACAGCCTGCTGAAGGCTCTTGAGGTCGGCGGAGGAAAGAAGGGATGTTTTCATATTACGGACAGTCTTTTTTAACGACTCCCTCTTGCTCAAGGTTGTCTATAATTTTCGTAAAGTTAGCAGTTATTTCAATCATTTTCGCCACCTCTTCCTTTCCATACTGCTCCTCAAGGGCTTGCTGAACGGCTTTGCGCTTGGCAGGAGGAAGGCTTCTCATATCCTCCACCTGGGAGGCGAGGGAGGTGGTGGATGGCACTTCCTTCTTCTCTTCTTTCGGAGCAGGCTTCTTGCCCTCCTCTTTTTCGGCAAGTTTCCTATCTACAACCGCAAGAATGTTGCCCTCGTCCGGCATTTCTTTTGCCGCTTCTTTAATATCATTAAGCTCGTTAATGTCATTTGACGAATCAGCAATCGCTCTTAAAATATCCTTCTTTTTAAATGGGTCTGTTTCTTTATTAAATCTCGCCCTCCAACTGCCCTTTCCTTCAGGAACTTGCTTTTTGCCTAATTCATCAAGAGCCTTACCTTCCTCCTTTTCGGCAACGGGCTTGGCTTCCGCCTTCCCTTCGTATGCCTCCTGGGCTTGCTTCTGAACGCCCTCCCCGACAAACACAGGCTCGCCTCCGACAGACTGCCTCCATCCGTCCTTCGTGTACACCATCTTCCTTGGAGAGCCTCCCGTGATTTGAGGAGGCAGTTCCACCTCCGTTCCTATTTCGGGAGTGGCGGAAGGGGCTTGTGGCTTAGGAGTTTCTTCTTTAGAGGCGGTAGGCTTTGCGGCGCTCTTCGCTTCGTTATCAAGAGTAAAAGCATCCGTCCAAATAGTTTTACCATTGCCAAGGTCAATCTCAAATTTCATATCCTTGCCAATCATAACTTGCTTGGAAATCTGCCTCTGCTGGCCCTCCCACATTACTACATCGCCTTTCTTATATTTGGCTTCAGCTTGTGGCTTTGGTTTTTCTTCTTTAGCAACAGGCTTCCTTTCCTCTTTCTTTGGAGCGGGAGGCTCAGGCTTCTTCTCCTCTTTAGGAGCAGGCTTTACAGGGGCTGTTGGTTGCTTTCCTTCGGCTGGCTTTGGGCTGACTCGTTCCTTGCCTTTAGTGCCCCTATCAGTCTTCTTTTGAGTTTTTGAAGTCCTTGCTTCGGCTTTTCTTCCTTGCGAATAGTATTCATAGTATACGGTATTTAATGCTTCCTGAAGTTGTTCTATCATAGCATCAGCATAGGGATTGCCCTTTTGCCTTGCTCTCAAATCAGCAATAGTTGCCTCAACAAACAACTTAAACTGAAGAAGGTCTTTCTCTGCCGTCTTTTCTGTAACGCCCTCGGACAGGATTCTGTCAACGCCTTCAGTCATATTCTGACCGATGATGTCGTCAACAAATCCCTGCTTGTCAAGAGTCATATCCGGGGAGAGGCTTTCAACTTGCTCCGCCTGCTCTTGTAGCGTTTCTGTAACTTGTGCCTTGTTCCGCTTGATGTCCACATCCACCATTACAGGCTCTGTCCGTATGGTTCGTGTTTCTCCTTGCAGGGCAATAGTGTTTCCTTTTTCATCCCGGATGATTTTGAATGGCTCTCCATTTACAATGGCATTGTCATCATCAATCACCTCTACCTGATACTCGGTTTGTGTCTTTTCTTTTGGAGTGACAAGCCTTCCTCCTATGCCGGCAAGACCTCTCTCATCAAGATCATAAATCTTGGTGTCGGTTTCAACGGATATCTGTCCCCCAGGCGAAATAGTTACAATGCCCTTCTCCCCATTCACAATGACAAAGTCACCATCCTTTAATGGGGTTGGCTCTTCAGCCACTTGTTCTTCGGTGGCTACTTCCTCCGCAGGAGCAGCCTCCTCAGCAGGAGCAGCAGGAGCAGCTTCTTCTTGCGGCCCAAGTCCCAGCATCTCCTGCATCAAGGCATTGTCCTCTACGGGAGCTTCCTCCGTTGCAGGAGCAGTTTCAATTGGGGCTTCTTCTGTTGCGGGAGGCTGAGGCGGAGGGAAATCTGGATTGACGGTTTGAATAACGGGAGCCGTGGTTCTTAACCCCTCTCCAAGACCAGCCTCTATTCCTGTAGGCTCTGGCTGAATCCCCTTCTCAGCCATATATTGCTCAAGGCGTTCCCTTATGGCATCCTTCTCCTTGCTATCCGGGAGTTGTGCTATGCCATCATATGCACTCACCACCTCATCATCCGTGAGTTCAAGTGCATCATTAAGTTTTCTGTAACGCTCCCTAATCTGTCCCTCTGCTTCCGGGTTGGCTTGGATGGCACTCTCCATAGCCTTGTTGAGATTGTTGCGCTGAATGAGTTTGTCATCCGTCATCACAACACTCGCATCAGGACGCTGCGTAACCTTGCCTATTTTAGGGGCTTCAAACAAGGTTCTGTCCATAGCGGACTGAATCGCCTGGCCGCCTCCTGTAAGGCCAAGACCGCCAACAAGGCCACCTACAAATGCTTCTGCTCTTTGATTTCTTGCTTCAGGAGTAAATATTTCATTAGGCAACTTATCAAAGAATGCTTTTGTTGTAGAAGACTTGGCAGCAGCTTTTCCTACTTGGCCCGTAAGCTCTTGCCCGTACTCTGTTATGGCCTCTCCAGTTCCTACACCTAATAATGCAGCTCCTTGAGCAAGCCTTCTATTTACATTTTGACTAAGCAGCCAATCACGCATTGCCTTGTATCCGCCCTTACTTGCAATACCCTTACTTACAAGCCCAGCTCCAGCATATTCTAAGGCAGATTGAACTCCTGCGTTTATTTGAGAAACCACAAAGGCATCATCACCATTTGCAATTGCCTGCTCAGGAGAAATGCCTTTTTCTTTTGCTATTGCATCCACCCCGTCTTTATATACTTGAGGAAGTGTTTGCATATATGTACTTCCGCCAAATGTCAATATAGATGGAATGATTTGCATAGCCGCATCCCCTACAGTATAAAGAACCGATTCGGGTATTTTCCTGTACTCGCCTTTGTTTATGGATTGAAGAACGCTTGTCTGTATATTTCTTTTAGTAATTTCATCTTGGAATGTGTTCTGAGCAGATGTGGCATTTTCGTACATTTTCTGCCCTGCTTGTTCCATCATCTCCTGCCTTTTCTCATAAGGAAGATTTGCCATTGGGTCTGTAGCTGCCTGCGTTTGGGCAAAATATCCAATAGTAGAAAGGATATTTTTAGCTATTCTTTTGCCGCCTTCCGCCCAAGAGCCAACAACATCACCGGCCCATTCTACATCGCCTCTCTCTTTTCTCCTCTTCTCTTGCTGCGCCTCAAAGCCTGTGCTTCCCATTAAAGCTGCCTTTTGCTGCTCCTTTGTGGCTTTAGCAAAACCCCTTTGCGCCCTTCTCTGCTCTTCGGCAATAGGGACATCTTCAAAGGCTAATTGTTGAGCCTTGAAAACTGGGCTTATACGCTCCTGTTTTTGTTGCGCCTTAGATTCAAATACCGCAGGAACGCCTCCGAAGGTTGCGCCCAATGTTGGAGTCATTCCTCCGTACTGAGCCTCAAGCTGTGCATCGTATTCAGGACTACCTACAGCAGGCTGTGGTTCGGGGATGTATGCTTCCTCTTCCTCCAAAGAAGGAACTTCCATAAATTCTTGTTTTGGAGCGGGTTGCTGCTTAGGGGCGGGAGCAACTTTTTCTGGGGCATACTTGTAGATGAACTCATCCTGATCTAAAGCCCAGTTCTTTTTAGTTGCATAGTCGGCAACCTTTTGAAGGACATTATCATCATTAAGCAATTTGCTCTCCCATTGCTTGTAGGAAAGTTTGGCGGTAGCCGTCCTTGTAGCAGGATCGTTTAGTAACTTTCTATAAAGGTCAAGCCTTTCTTTGTCATCTCTAACTTCTGCCATAAATTTTAATATCCTAAATCTACTTCTCCGCCTTGAATTTCATCTACTGTTGTCTCCGGGCCACGCTTTCTACGCTTCTTTTGTTGCTCCATTTCAATGTGCTTTTTGATTTCGCCAGCACTTGATTCTGGAATAAACATTTTTACGCTTGGTCTTTTTGCTACATCCCCCTCTTCTCCAGTGTACATATTGGCCGTTATCTCATAGCCCGTTTCTTTGGTTACCCCAGATGGTTTCTTTTCTTTTTTGGATTGAGCAATAAGAACTTCGGCAGTAGCAGGAGGAATCTCATCTCCTTTTTTTATCCGAGTCCAGTTTTGCCTCACTCCGTTTTTGTAATATGGCCCTTTTTCATTTCCCCCAAAATAAAGGTCTTTATCTGCAAAATATAAAGTCCTTTTTGTAGGGTTGGCATAGTTAAAACCAGTTTTTAGCAAATAGCCGCCACCGGATTGCGGGATTATGTACTCAGCCAATTTGCCTTCATCATAGTTCTGAAGCAACCTTACTTTTTTGTTTGCTGGATGCACATACTCTTTTTCATATGAATATGTGACATCATTTTTACCACCAACATCACCCGTTTGCGTTTGTGGTTGCGGGGTAAATACGCTTTTCTTTGTTTTTGGGTTGACCGAATATCCCAAACTTTCAATATTAAATTCATGCGACCCAACTCCTGCCGGAGTGGCAATGCTCATTGTGAATTGCTCTGAAGCACCTCCGCCAGCACCTCCCTTTCTTGGCAATTGCGCCTGTTGTCCGTACTTAATAGTTCCATACTTGCCAAACGCATTCTGAACAAACTCTTTTGCCGCTTGCTCCTCTGCCAGGTCTGGCCTTATCATCATAGGACTTCCTGTGGCAGGATCGTAAAAAGTGCGGTCGGTTTGATATTGTTTAGCACGATTGGAAGACCACACCTGGAATGCATTCTGCATATCAGGGTCGCTTTCAATAAGATTCTTGGCCTCAACCCCGTTAACCCCTGTTACTACAGGAACATCAGCCCCTAATACGGGGTCATATTGTTTTTGATATTCAAACAAAGGGCTTACGGCAATAGTCTTTGTATTCCCATTCTTGTCCCTAAATGTGTATTGCTGTAATTTGTATTCCTTGCCCTTTTTACCAATAGCATCAAAGTCAATTAGGTCTGGATTGTTGAGTGCTTCAGCAGAAAACACTTCCGGCCCAGTTAATTGCGACTTGGTTTTGGCCCAATTATGAACATAATCACGGGTTGTTTTTAAATACTTCTTGCTTAAATCTTCTGCTGTTTTTAATAGGCTTTCTTTAAGCTGCTTACTTGTTTCGGCCCGTTGTATGCGCTGCCTATTCATTTCATTGACATAAGTGTTGACTTGTTGCCTCGGAACACTTTGGTCTTTTGCCAACTCTAACCCAGCCTGAACATCTTTTTCGTCTTGCGGCTTAATGACGTGTTCCCACATATCAGCACCTGTGGCCGCATCAAACTTAGGCACATATTTAGCCTCTTCAGCAGCCTTCTTTGCTGCAAGTTCAGCAGCCCTCCTTTTGGCTTGCTCTTCTAATGCATAAGCCCTGTCAGCCCTCCTCTGCTCATTAACAAGCAAAGGCAGCATCTCATTCTTGAGAATGGTTTTGGATATGGTTCCCGATGTTTCCTGTGCCATTTATTTATCCGTGTCTATAGCCTCTAATGCGTTCCATTGTCTTGACAATTGTAGGAATCTTAGTCCTATACTTGCTCTGAAGCGCAAATAAATATTCCTTCTCGTATTCCATCTTGGCAACTTGCCATCTGGCATCCCCCTTCAAATACCAGTACTTGTAGTTGAGCCAGTATTTAAGGGCAGAGATGAACCAGGGATGTATACAAGTATCCCCGGATGGTGTGATGCAATTGGTGTAATAGCGCAGAGTTAGATTTCTGAATCGAAATGTAGGAGAGGTAATCATTAACCTCTTATCAAGATCAATTGTTACATCGCCATAATCCCCTCCATTTCCGTAGGCATCAATCGCCCCATTTGTTCCCCATCCCATTCCATAGCCATAAAGGCCGCCCCAATACCATACATTGTTTATGGTACTCTGTATTACAGGAGCAAGGTCTGGCTGCCATTTGTGGTCTGTCACCCTATTGTTTATGGCAAGCCCCTTTATGTAATGGCCCACTTGGGTTCCAATGCTTATATAGTCGTAGTAATCTGCGGGAAGCCGGACAATGTTATATCCCATTTTAGGGAGTTCGTAAAACTGCTCCTTGTCCCTATCCGGAATGAGTGTCTTAACATCCTTCTGCATTGCCCTTACAAAATCAAGAGCAAATGACTGCATCCTAAATTGCTGGTTCGCCGGGAGTTCCATCTCCTCAAGCGTAACCCCAACTATCTCATCTACGGTTTGTGTCAGCATACATTAAGCAACATTGGGGTTTTCATCAGATAGCATATCAGCCTTCCTTCCAAAACGCTGAATCATAAGAGGCATCACCTGATTGATAATTAGCAAAGCCTGCGCCTCCGTTAAGGTGGCATCATTAGCAACGGCTTGCGTTACATTTATATATTGGAACTTAATCAAATCCTGGCAGGCTGGGAGGACATAAACCTTCTTAGCCGCTACGGAATAGAAATACTTGCCAGCCCATTTAATTGTTGAGCCGCCACGAATGTTCTCATAGTTCTCAAAGCTGATGAAGGCAAGCTGCCTCTTCCCCTTGTAGTCGGCATCAGCGATGGTCACCCTTACCACTCCCCTGTTCTTTGGGAGAGGCAGATAGTTTTCGCTAAGGGCGGCATACTTGTACCCGGTAAAGTCGGGAGTCTGAACAATTGGCAACTGATATGTGACAAGCCATTGCCCATTGACAGTAGATTGGTTCTCGGCCTTGTAGTTCTCAAAGTATTCCTGTCTTGCAACATTGGCTGCGGCCTCCCTCACCAATGCTTCCACTTCCCGAACATCTATCCCCTCTGTAGTTGGCCTTCCGGCCATAAACATAAGGACAATCTGGTTGGCAATGTAATTAATGTCTAAAGCCATTTCTTAGAGGATTTTATCATTCATAGCATTACCACTCTGAACCAGGACACCATTGGAAAGGTTGAAGCCAAGGTTCGCAACTGTGCCGTAAACAAGATTGTCAAGCTTGTCTTCACTCCAGTCAATCCCGCCTCCCGGAGGAATCACAACCACTGGCAATGCCCCAGTCCCATCAATAAAAGAGAAATCAACGGGGTTAGGCAGAGTTAACACTCTCGCTCTAATGCTGCTTATGGTAGCATAAGGGACTATCTCATAAATGAGCATAGAAGCCGGGCTATCGGCAGGCGAGCCTATCCTTCCCAATGGCCTTGTTTCCACGGGAGGGATTACAGGGTTGTTGGACATCATCAGAAACTGATTGTCCGGCACAATGTTTACAGGGTAGTACTTGTCGGGATTGCTTGTGTAAGCCACTTCCAAGGAAAGCACAAGGTCAATGGTGCGATTGTACACATCCTGCGCTCCAAGGACATCTGCATACCTTGTTCCCTGAATAGCCATTGTGTAATACAATTCAGCAATGGCATCAGCAGTAGCGGTGGTTGCTTCTGGATATACCGAGGAAGATGGCCTTCCCGGAGCATACTGAGCAAGGTTGCCTCTCAGCCTTTTATAGAGATCAAGCTGGGCGACATTTATGGCATTCTTAATTTCCTCCGCACTCTTATAATAGCCGGAGGCATTAAGGTAAGTGAGTACGGTGGTGACAAGTCTTTCAAGAACTTCCATAGTGGGTGCAAGTTACGATTTTTTAGAGAAAAGATTGATGGCAAATTTTTTATGCAGAGCAGTTTTGTGGCATAGTTGTTTTACATTTGGGGCATGGAAAAAGAAATAGCAATCCCCGCTGAAATCAAAAACGATGAGTTGTATGATAGGATTATAACTACAATCCATCTGTTCCCATCGGAAATAAAAACGGTACTTGAGGTCGGGGCTTCAAGCGGAGATGGAAGCACAGAAGCATTGATTGTTGGGATGTCTAAGCTTGAGAATAAGAAATTATACACCATTGAAGCCAACCCTTTTCGTTATGATAATCTTGTAGAGCGTTATAAAGGAATTGATTGGATTAAGCCATTGAATGGCTCTTCCGTAGGCATTGATGAATACATGAGCGAAGAAGATGTAGCGTTTTTTTACAATAACTTTCCAACACAACTAAATCAATACCCATTAGGAATAGTGCTTTCTTGGTATGAGCAAGAGATTCTATCAATTGCCAAATGGCGCATACCAACAAATGTTATTGATACTATTGAGCCGCCCGATATGGTTCTTCTTGATGGCTCTGCATTTACTGGGAGTGCGGAATATCAAAAGCTTTGTGGTAGTAAAATCATTATTCTTGATGACATCCTTGACATTAAGCACTATCACTCTCATCAGGCATTAAGAAAGAACAAGCTATACGAATGCTTATTCTGCAATCTTACGCTCCGCAATGGATATTCTATTTGGGTTAGAAAAGATATTATATGAAAATCAACATTGCTATTTCGGCTTACAATAGACCAGAGTATTCTCAAAGATCGCTTGCTGCTATTATTGGTGCTAAAGGGTTTTCTCCCGACAAATACAAAATCTTTTGCGCCATTGATTGCCATGAGGACGGCTCACACAACCCAATGGTTAGATTCGTTTATGAATCTTTTGGCATATCGCCTTTTATAGCAAAGAGCAAGCATGGGTGCAATTACACAGTAAAGAGAGCATTGAAACTCGCCTGGGAGGATAAGCCAGATTTTGTCTTGATGATTGAGGATGATATCATCATCTCTGACGATGCGCTTCAATACATTGAATGGGCGGCAGAGAAATACAAGGACGACCCATCTGTTCGCACCGTGGGATTGTGGGGGCATAATAATGGGTATAAGTTAGGCGAGCCGCTTTCCACCAAAGAATTTGGCAAGGCAATGAGACAAAACTATTTCACTTGCTGGGGGTGGGGTACATGGAGCGATAGGTGGGAAGAGATGAAAGAAACTTGGACTACAGGAGATGATTCTCACGATACCTCATGGGATGTCATTATGAGTAGCCGCCTCGGTGAAAGGGTTGAAATATTGCCTTCTATATCTCGTGCTTACAATTGCGGCGAACATGGAGGCACTCACAGAGGTAGGGCGTGGCCTGGGCTTGTGGCTTCAGGTCTTATTGACCCGGATGCCGCAATAGAATACTGGGAGCATACCGAACGAAAGCGTGATGCGGATTGGCCCGTCTATGTCATTCTTGGTCGCTTTGGCGACATATATATGGTGTGCAAGCAATTAAAACAGCCATCCATCATTTGCTGTATGTCCCAATTCGCAAAAATTGTTTATGAACTATTCCCTGAAAATCAAGTATTTGAGGTTTCAAATGAGTATAGCGGAGATCCGGTAAGAGCCGTTTCTGTTTGCGAAACAAAGTGGCCTAACAAAAAAGTAATTCTTTGCCAGCAGGATGGGCAAGACCCAAGACTGGTTGTTCCATTCAGAAGTTTTCAAGCATTCCAGGAATACTATGCACAACTATAAAAAAGCCATTATTGCTCTTGATGGGTCATCAAGCAAGATTAACAACAAGTCAATACTGGTAAATATTAGGTATGCCCTAAATGCCCTTCACATACCATTTGAGGTATACAAGCCACATACCGATGGCTTTGTAAAACTCCGTGATGATATGAATCAGGAAGACACTTTGTACATCCTAAACGATAGTCTTCAGTTCCATTTGTGCAATCAGCCCAACATTCTCATCGCCCGTAGCGTTCCTTGGGTTCAGGCAACCCCTAAGCCTACAACCATAGGCGTGTTTAGCCAGGAAGTGGTAGCCTACGAGTTCTCGCAACTGATAGCCTGCATTGCAAGGAACAAGCCAGTAAGGCAGCATTACGATTTGAATGCCGCTACCACATACATTCTTGTCAACGAGTACCAGACAAATGAAACGCACACGATGGGCCGCTATGGGTTAGCCGCCTTTAGCTGGAGCAACTTGATGAAGCATGATGTCCACGCAAGCCTTCTGTTGCACACCTCCGATGGATGGCCGCTGGTAAATGATATGTTGCAGGATGGTATTGGATGCTTTTCTCATCCCGACGACATCCTGATAATTATCAACCGGGACATCTGCCTTGTTCCGGAAGCGACAGCCATCCTTAGAAACTATATGGACACGCACAACATTGATGCTTGTTATGCAAAGAGGGTGGACTGCCATACTGAAGGGCTTCTTAAATTCAAGGACATTTATAAATATCCGGAATACGAAGGCATTGATTTGTTTGCTTTCCGCCCTAATGCCGCCTGCATCTCAGAGTTGATTAATGTCCCGCTAAAACTTGGCCGTGTTGCCTGGGATAACTTTTGGGCCGACAGAATAAAGAACAAGCTCCCTTATAAAATCTGTTATCATTTGCCTCACGGCTCAGAGTGGACAACACCGGCCGGCTTTGATGACAATAGATACAATATGTCCGTAATAAGCGAATTCTCAAAGCCTGGATATCTCGGCACAGAGAATTACGAGGAGTATTTTAAGGATGTCCAGTAAAAACAAATATAGCCACCCTCTTTTGAAGGGTGGCTTACGCTCAATGACAGTTCTAAAAATTAGCCAGCGAGGGTTGATGCAGAGACTGCGGCCAGAATACCGGTTACCGAAGCCTTTACATAAGCGATGCCCACGGTGCCATTAGCATTGCTATAGGCAAAGGTAGAACTTGCTGTTGTTCCGGTTTTTGAGGCAAGAGTAGTCCACTCAATATTGTTTGAGTCATAAGCAATAAGAGCAGAACCGCCAGTTACAGATGCACCCGAAAGAGGTGATACAGTGGTTTGCATTCTAAGAATAGCCATTGAGATAATGTTTTTAGTGAAGCCCAAAAATACGAAATTCTCAAATGATGCTCTAAAAAATTTTACCCCGTCCTCCTGCGAAGGAATGTGCCTTTGGGGAAAAGCCTCCCAGCAAGGCTCATTGGCCTATCAGCAACAAGAAATGGATTGTTGTATTCATTAATGTTGAACTCATAAAAATGCACCATTATGGTGGACATCGTGGCATCGCTCTTTGTCCTGTCCGTAATATCAAACTGCATATTGTCGTTTATGTTGTTCAGAAACGGATAACGCAAAGGCTCTTCAGCAATATTGTAAGTGTGGTCGCCCAAATGAAGCGCATCCCCACGAAGGAAGTCATTAAAATAAGTTGCGCCCCTGCGGACGGCATCAGAGCCTTGCCCCTCCCCTCCGGTGTGTATGCCGACAGTGTCCCATTGGCTTTGCGTAGGACTTGACTCATTAAGTATCTCGGCCTCCCTAAGAAGGAAGCCTCCATAGCCCCTTGCGTGGAAGAAGTTCTCAACACTTATGCTTGTGTTGTTTTCAATCACTACAGGCATACTATAATACACAGCCGTCATTAGCAACTGATCCAAGTCTGCATTCATATCTGGGGAGCGGTGCAGAAAGGACAGGAATATCGAAGGAGTGGCGAAATAGCCGGGCATATCGTTCCCAGTCATAAGACGCTCCCTCCGATTCTGCTCTTCATAAGCCTTGTTGTAATAAAGCTTTCCCGTAATAGCCATTCTTGACCCCTTAGTCTTTGTGCTGGCTTTTAAGTATGGGTCAACTCCAAGTGCGCCCATCTTCCCATTGGTTGGGGCTTTGATGCCTCGCCTTGATGTGGTTCTATTTATGAATTGTGCAGATGGTTCCCAGGTTCTTTCAACCGGGCCTTTTGGGTCATCTCTCCAACCCACCATTGTCCGCTCTTTTGGGTCAAGCCAATAGAAATAGCCGGTACGGATTTTATCCTGCACTTCCTTCGTGTCGGCACTTCGTTTTAGTGCCTGAAGGATGGTAACATCAAAAGGGCAATGCTCATTAAGGCTATTAAAGGCATCAGCAGGAGTGAATGGGTTTTGGCGGCATTCTTCTGCGTAAAGGTCATCAAGTCCAGCCTCAAGCAATTGCTGGCGGTCACGCATCAGTTTCTCTTTAGCCCCAATCCTCTCATCGTGTCCGTGCCTCTGCATCCACTCCCATTGCTCATCATCTGGATAGTCTACAATGTCATTACCATAGGCATCTGTCCATCCCGGCAATCCCATATAAGCCGGGAGAAAAAGGCTGATGAGTTTGTTGGTGGTGGTGGGATATTTGCCATCCTGCCTTGTTTCTATGTTGGCCTGCTCATAGAACTTTTGGAATTCTGCACCTCCCTGGTCGCCTTCTTCCGTTGTTGTAGGGAAGAAAGCAAATCCCCTCTTGCGGCCATTAACCATCAAGGCTCTCACCTGTTTTGACCACCACTTGGTAATCTGCACAAGTACCCATTTACCTCCTTCATCCGCAAAAAGGCCGTTAAGACGCTTACCATCCCATCCTCGTTTGGTCAATGCACGAAGCCTGATTGAACCTCCGAGTGCTTTGGAAACGCTGGCAGTTTTCTTAGTTTTCGACTGCCGCTCCGGTGGCTCTACAAGAAGCAGTTCGTTTTTGTTCATCCTATGTACAGGAATCAGCCAAATAGGGAGAGCATTTACAGGCTTGGCAATGAGTTCATCAAAGTTCTCATCAGCAAGTTTTTGGTCGGAAGATGAAAGTCCTATGTTCTGCCTCTCAGCACGAATGGCAAGCCAGAACATAATGAGGTGACCCCAAGTGGATAAACCCTCCTGTCGGCCCTTCAGATAGACAACACCGAGTTCCTTGTGGTGCTGATATACATTCCAGCAGAAATGTAAAATCTTTCTCTGCCTTTCCCGATACTCAAGGAAGCCATCGTTCGTTTCAACTGCCGGCCTCCAATAGTTTAACCCGAAATACATCCAAGGGTTTATCCAGGTTAGGGTTCCACGGATGTACACCCATTCTCCGGAATGGAATATCTTTTTGATTTCCTCCTTGATGAATTGTTGCTGAAGAGGAGTGTAGTGAATAGAGCCATCAGTTTGTATCTGGCTCTTTTCAATGGACATATATTCAGGTATGGCAGTCCTCTTGTACTTTGCCTTTGGATCACCGTACCCTGGGACAATGGTTAAGTCCTCCGGGATGGGCGGAGTAATGCATTTGAGATTCCAGATTGTCTCCTCAATGCGTTTATTCTTTAATTCTGAATTCTTTCCAAGCATCGTTCTTTTTCCGAAGTGCTTCCCTCATCTCTGCAAGGAACTTTTCAATTATGCTTTTGCAATGTAATACTCTTCCGCTGTTCTGCATATTCGGCAGTTTCCTGCTTAGTCTATCCATTGCATTGAACATAGCCATCATTTCTTTCTTGGCCTGGAATGCTTTCCAGTCCCTTTCAAGAATGCTGCTATATGGGAATGCCCTCAACCCTTTTTTGAATAAAGGCTTACCCACTTCATATTCAAGTGTGGGATGGATGTATTCCTTGCTCTCGTTCACCATTTTCATATGAGCCTTCCCCTCCTCCACTTTCACCACCTCCCATTTTGCGGTAGCGTACAGCCCTTTGAGGTAGATAAAATCTCCTTCTTCTATCCGCTTTGTCCGCTTCGGCGTAGCCCTTTTCATCTTTAACTCTTTTTAAAATCCATTGCGTTTTGCTCTCCTTGATTAGGATGAAGCACCCACGATACATATGCTTTATGTACTTGCGGAATTCCACATGAGTTTTGCTGACAAATGTGGCTTTGCTCACAGGAACAAGATAGCCGAGAGGTACATCCCATAGAACTCTGCTTAGTATTATGAACTGTTCCCGCTTAGGCTTCCTCCGCTTCTTTTGCTTTTCCTTTACGATTGCTACTTTCATTGTTCACCTCCCTAAGAGCTGCTTCAAGTGCGCCCTCGCCAAAGTCGCTTTCTATCTTACCAGCATTAAAGTCTGCTTCGGCAACCTCATTCTTCTTGAATAGGTCATCGGCAAGTCTGCGGATTTCATCCATTACCGGCTTCAGCTTTAGGCTATTGTCAATCTTCACTTTGTACGAAGAGTTCTCGTTGTTGGCTTTCCCTTCGGTGCCTGGCGATTCCGGGCTGCGGATGGACTCACAAACATTGTGGTACATCATCACCATAGACCAGTATGCCTCGGCTTTCATATTGAATAGGAAATATTCCTTGCTGGCTTCACGAAGAGTATCTTCACTCAGAGAATATCCCATCCTCCGTGTAGTTTCCGCCACCCTGCCCTCCCAGGTCAAACTCAGCGGAATCAAGTCTGAGTAGATTAACTCCACCCACGGTTTCGCCCTTTCTGATATTCTCTCTGAATTTTGAAAGGAGGTATTTGGCCCCTCTGAATGTATTTTCTTTGACTTCGCCATTCTCTATTTCTTTTAGCAATTTTTCATACATCTCCATAAGCACCGGCAATGCTCCAATGAGGAAACTATCGCCTGTGCTTCCTATGCCCGTAGCTACAAGTACATTACTTTTTCGGACATAAATTTCGTAGCATTTAAGCGTCTCATTAAAGACTCTTCGCCAACTATCCTTGGAAGGCGGTAGATGTATATTCCCATCTGGCTTCCTTCCATCCCCTGCCTTACCCTTGGCTTTGACCTTGTCTTTAGCAGCTTTTTTGTTATCCTCCATGATCGTTTTAGTTCGTGAAGATGGGCATATGGGTAGAACTGGATTCCCTGGGAGAAGAACTCATCAAACTGATAAAACCGAAATCTCCCAACCCTGTGTTCATTGTAGTAAAGCCAAATGTTTGGATTTAAAACTCTCCCGACCTCCATATCACTATTGCACACGGCTCCTTGTCTGTTGCATCAAGAAAATCATACTCAAATCTGCCAGAGATTCCTTCCAGCCTTCGCCATCTGCAAAAAGTACTTCGGAGGCTATCGTAGTGTCTTGTTGTAAGTCCGGGAAAGACGACATACTTGACATTTTCTTTAGCAAAGCCTGAAAAGTCATATTTGACCGGCCTTCCCATTTTTTTCCTTTCCTTGAAAAGCGGGACATCCTTTTTCACTTTACTGGCTTTTTCTTCACATATGTCATCTTTGAGGCATCCTCCCCGTGGCACAGCACCATTCTTTTGCGGACAAGAAACCCTCCATTCCACCCCAGGCGAACATTGCTTTCATCCCCCCAAAACAAAATGGTTCCTTCGGGAAAATGTTCATTCTTGCCCACAACCTTGCCCCTGTCTGTGTAGTATTCCCGGATGTGCTGAGTTGGCTTCTGCATTGTGTCATAGCTTATCAGTTCGATGTTGGGAATAATCAACCCAGAGGCAGACCTTGCGGTTTCAATGGGTTGGCAGTAGATGTACTCTCCCACCATATTCCCATCAATTGAGATGATGCTTTTGGGAAGAACCAGCAGATGGCCGTCAATCTTAGGCATATGCCCCCGATAAACGGAGTGCGCCTCAGAAAACCAAAATGTAGCCTTCTTCCCTACATACTCCTCGTTGTTTTCGCCCGATAAGGGAGTCTTAACTATGGTTCCTTCCTCACATAGCCCATTCGTTTCATTGTATATATTCGATGGGCTATGCAGCAATAGAGTGCCATACTCAATAGTATCCTTGTAAATCCCGGTGATTTCAACAAGGTACTCCCTTACCGGACGAAGCGATTCGGTATATGGTGTAACAAATGCCATTACAGGATGCAGTGAATGTCAAATTCCCTCATAATGAGGTATTCGGTTTTGTTGAATTCGGCTCTTGTTCCCGATCCACGGGTGTAGAGAACTTTGTCCCCCACTTTAACCACCTCAACATTGTTGCCTATGGCAATAACCTCTCCCTGCGGAGGGGATTCTTTTGCGGTGTCAGGAACGGCAAGGATGCCCTTCTCATCGTAAAACTCAGCGGCCTTCTCCGGGAGGACAAGAACCCTGGTGTCAATCATCGTAACCTTCGGATGCGTCATAATATATTAATAAATGATTTCTGCTAAATCTGGAGGAGTGTAGTTTTCTGATTTCATCACTTTCCCATCCTCTCTGTATATCGGATTGCCGTCTTTGTCAAGCTTTGACATATTGCTCCGATGAACTTCATCAAAAAGGGCTGGGAGTTTGTCAGCAATTCCATACTCAATTGCCGTGCCAATCAGAATGTAAAGACAGTCCGTGATAGCATCAGCAACATCAACAAGGGTTCCGGTAGTTCCTGCCTCAAACAATTCCACCACCTCCTCGTCAAGAAGGCGATGCCTCATAATTGTCCTATCAATTGGTAGGAATCTTGTCTTGTCTGCTATTGGGTGCTTGAAAGCTTTGTAGAACTCCAACACTTGATTGACTTGTCTTTCCATAATTCTGCGTAGCGCACAAAACTATGGCAATATTTTCACAAGTCAAACTTTCTTTCTCTGCGCCTTTGTTATTTCTGCGTGGCACTCTTTGCAAACCACCTCCAAAAGGGACACATCTTCAACAAACAACCTCTCGCAAAATCCCGGCAAATCAGCATACGATTTAAGGCTGCCCACGGGAACAATGTGGTTTACTTCGACACTCTGCCTAACAAGCATTTTGCTGCACTTGCAACACTTGTAAAGAGTTCTTATCCTTCCCCCAATGTTGCATTTTACTGTCGCTTGCCGCAGAGCCACTTGAAATGGCTTCCACCAGCGGCTAATGTTCCTTAGCCCTGCCCTAATTTTGCCCATATGCTGGCTTTCGGTTTCGGTGGCATAGTTCCGGGTTCGCTCCACCCTTATGGTTTTTGGCTTAGTAGCCCTCTTTTTACTTTTCGTAGATGATTTCATTAGGGTCTGGGATATAAATGCCAAGCTCCGTTACTGCAAAGGTGCGAATTTGCTCAATGTATTCGTTCATCTCAATTGTGTTCAGAGATGTGGTTGACCTAACAAACATCTGAGGCTTTTTGTCAGGTACATCTTTAGCGTATTTGAGAAACATCCGCTGCATAAGCTGATGAGCCTCATCTTTAGTAAAGCCGGTCTCTTCGCTGAGGTAGGCAAGCACAACTCCCCAGTAATACCGTGATTGGGCAAGCGACCTCGTTGGCTTGCTTTTTTTTAGGGAAAGCGCAAATGTCCCCTTGAGGTTCTTGAGGATGGAGAAGAGTTTCCTTTTGTCCTCCTCTTTGTCAAAGTTAATTAGTAGGTCTATCATTTTTTCCGTTTTACTTTTTTTGCCGTAATTGCTTCTGGGCTTCGGTAGGTGTCCCCAGGTTTCATATAAAGCCGCAGAAAGGAAAGGGGAGGCGGGTCTGCGCTACGCAACATAGTCCTTTGCCAGTCCACTCTTTGAAAATACTCCTCAATCGCTTTATAAGCCTCTGTTTTTTGTCCAATGACTTCAGAGTCATAAAATTCTTTTGCGTGTCTTATGCTCAATGTTACAAGCCTCATTTTTGATTTGGCAGACAGAATGGATTTCCAATTTGTAGAATGCACACAATTATCAACCAATTCAAGCAATTCATTGCGCTCTGCCATAAATTCCTCATCATCCAGGTATTCATGCGGAGGCTGGCAAATGTAGGCATAGCAGAAAGTGTGGAGAATATCCCACTTTCGCTGGTCTATATCAGAAAGGGGCTTCTCCATTTTCAATTGCTATTGCAAGCTGGTTTGATTCAAATGCCTCTATCCTGCTGTAGAAATCCTTCACCTTCACTTCGCCATCCAGCGTGTTGCCCACAACATAGCAGTCGTTGTTCCAATTTGGAACAGGTACGGGATCAACCTTTGGGTCGAAGCGGATGGTTTCATACCGGCCATTGTTGAAATTCCACTTGAAGAAAGCCTCCTCCCCTCCCTTGCCAAGGTGCTGGAACTTTACCTTCAATGTCTTCACCCGGACAAAGTCCAAGTCCATATCACGGACAACTCCCAAAATGTGATAGGCCATATCAAACATTTCGCCTCCGCCTTTGATGTCGTAAGCATCCGGCATCTGGTATGTGTTTGTACCCTCAATCTTTTTCATCTTCACAGGATGGGCAACCAGATAGACAATGCTTTTAGTCCTCTTGCAGAAAATGTCAATTTCGTTTAGGTAGTCAGAGGTGTAATCATTCACCTGTTTGTTTGCGCTCTCCTTCAGCCGGGTTTTGTTGTACGGATCAATCACAAACACCTTAACCCCTTTCCGCCTAACAAGCTCCTCAAACTTTTTCAAAATCTTGTGGAGGTCATATCCATCCTCAAATTCCACATGGAGGAAGTTCTCTCTGTAAAACTCCTTCGATGCACGGAATGCGGATGATTTGATGTGCTGTTCGTTTTTTGGCCTATAGCCAAGAATCTTCCGGATTATTTTGTCTGCGTGGAGATAGTTTGGCTTGTTCTCAGGGGAGGCAAATGCCGTTTTCATTCCGTAGCGAAGGGCATACCCAAGGCAGATGCTATCTACAAACTCACTCTTGCCTGATCCAGGAGGGCCGGTGATGATGGAATACTGACCAGGCTCTATGGAATAGATGTCATCAATAGCCTCCATTCCTGTGGTGTAGCCTTTTGGAGAGCCGTTCAGATAGAAGTTCTCAAGGTCATATTCAAAATCATCAAGGGTTTGGATGTTTTCCAAGGGGAACTGCGTGGCATTGTCAATGGTTGCCGCCAATGCCTCCTTGCCGTATTTAACCAAATACTCATTGGCATCCTTGCAATCCTTGAAATCAACCAGCCAGCATTTCTCCATCCCAAACCTCCGAACCAGTTCCTGCTTTCCGTGATTGCCCGGCTCATCATTGTCAACGGCAAGGTATATCCGCTCTTTGTTCTCAAAGTAGTGGTAGTAGTTGTCAAGATACTGAAGGTTGATGCTGCTTGTGCCATCGGGTCTTGGAAGGGTGAAGCCATTTGGAACGCTGGTTACATTCTTCACTCCGGCTTCAACATATGCCAGGGCATCCCATTCTCCTTCCACAATCACACAGGATGGCTCGTGGAGGATGCTGTCAAGATTGTACATAATCAACTCGCATCCCTTCTCAAACTTGAAGTCCTTGTTTGGGCCACGATATTTGATGTTGACAAGCTCCCCCTGGAACTTGTAAGGAAACTCCATCACCGGAACCTCCTTCTGCGCCTTCGGCATCCATTGCTGGCTGATGTTAATTCCCATCTCCTCAAGGGTTGTCTTACTGATTCCACGATCATTGAGGCTGTGCGTTGCCACCTTCTCCGGGATGAAAGGCTTTTCGGTGCGTGGCTGTGGCTTGGAATACTCTTTCGCATCCCGCTTTTTCTTGAATGTGTGAAGCTGCACCTTTTCCCCGCAGTGGTTGCAATGGCCGAGGCCAAGTTCCCAGTTTACGGACATACACTTTTGGCTTTTGTTCTTTGCGCTTCTGCTTTCGCTGCAAAGAGGGCAAGTCCAAGCGGTTGCGCCCTGCTTTATGCCGTGGATGTTGTACTCGTCAATTTCAAATCCGTTAATTTCCATTTGCTATTAGTCAAAGTATTCGTAAACGATTTCATAGGTGCTGTCAGGATTGCCCGAAACAATGAGGTCGTATTCCTCCCTGGTTGCGACTTTCACCCTATCCGGGAAATCCGTGTCAAAGTATTTCACCTTGGCTTTTCTGCCAGGGAATTGCTTTGTAGGTGCGGCGGCAAAGTTATTTCCTTTCGGCTCAAAGAATCCCTGATAGTTCATCGCCATTGAATGCTCTACAATTTCCATTGCTCTTTCAGGATTGCCTTTAGAAATTTTCCAAAGACGATTTATCATAGTCTGGATTGATTTAGAACCAGCATACTTCTGCTTCTTTTCAGCCTTGTATTCAAGCCACTCTGCTACGGCTTTGTCCAATCCTCTGTAATCAATCTGGACATTTTCCCCCTTGGGGGATAAAGGGGGATTATTCTTATTTCTTTGTTGTATATCTTCTTTCTTTAATAGGTGCTCACCATGAGCATCGGACCGGTGCTCACTATGTACATCGGTAAGTTCATCCCGGTGCTCACTATGAGCATCGGTAGAATACATCAAAGGAGGGGGGGTTAATAAAGAATAGTCATAAACTATATACCCCTTGCTGTCAAATTTCCCATCTTTTTTTATTAAATCCGTTTCGTACATATACCCAAATCGCTTCATCTCATCAAAGCATCTGTCAATTGTTCTACGGCTTACTTTCAACCTATTTTGAAGATCTTTTTTTCTTACTACCCAATCTTCAGGAAGCGACAAAATAAAAATCAATATGCCACGAGCTTCTATAGTTATTCGATTATCCTGAATAACATCATTGCCGACAATGGTAAAGTTTTTTGTTCTCTTAGAACGCCTTACTGGTTCATTTCCGTTATTCATATTTTTAATAGTTTATTTCAGGGAAAAACTCTTTTTCATTGGCAAAGGCATACCAAAACCTATTAATCTCTGGCTTGCTTTTTTCTCCAAGAATCAATACTCCTTGATTTACAAGCGATTCGCAGATTCTTTTAATCTGCTTCTTAGACCAATAGGGCCAGGTTTTTTGCGTAGAAGGCAGAACCAATAATGCCCATGTTCTGCCATCATAAAAATTCCTGTTGTTCGCAATGTCGTGCACAATAAAATGCTGGAGTGAGTTGATAATTATAGCCTCTGGCAGACCATACTTTTCAGCGTGATAAATATTAAATGAATGGTACATAAAATAAAAAATCCTTTGCTTGCTGTTCGGGGTAGGAGTCCCTACTAAGCAAACAAAGGACAGTAATGTTTTAAGAACGCTGCTCCTACCCAGCGGCCTTTCGGCTCTGCAAAGATAAGCAGACTTATTTCACAATAGCAAAAATTATTTCTCCCAATAAACCTCCTCTCCCCTCCTGTAATGCTTCAGGTAATCTTTGGCAGCTTCCTGAACAAAGTGCTTCTCCTTGTAAATCACATAGTTGTTAGGAAGCGCAGCGTACTGTCCGCTGTTAAGCTGAATGAGCGAAAGAGGCTTATGCTCTGAGGGATAGCGTGAATAGCCGTCCTTCCAATCAATAACAAGCCCCGTGTGCCTCCCCTCCTCCTTAATGGGCCGAAGAACGCTTGCCTCAAGCCCCTCCAAGAACGGCATAAAGACAGCCTCTATGTCCTCCCCCATCCCTGCCCAGGGCATCAAATGCTCGTAGCCGTGACGGAAATTATCCGTACAAGAGATGGCGTGAAGAGGCAATCCGCTCCAATGCGCCCCCGATTCCAGCAGGACATGGCAGGAGAGTGTTTGATACTCCCGGCAATATATCCCATGCCACACAGCCCTTGTCGTTCCCTGTGGCATATTCGGGCCGAGGAACTTGTTGTTCACATTCACATAGAAATGGAACGGAAGGGAGGCGTGTTTGGGCATTAACGCTGATAAAGTTTAGGGAAGAGCTGCATAAGAAGCGGCTGATTGCCCCATCCTCCTGCCCTGCGAGGCATAACGGCCCTTGGCGGCCTACGAGCCACAGGACGCTCTGTAATCACTTCCTCCTCCATTACGGGTTCTTCCATAGGTGCTGATTCAGGAATGCTTACAGGGCGCATTACAGGGGATACAATCTCGGAAGGGGCAATGCTTGGAAGAACCGTTTGGCGGGGAGCAATAGGCTCCACCTCTTCGGACATTGTGCGTTTAATTACGGGAACTGGTTTAGGCTTAGGCTTTGGTTTTTGAACCGGAGATATTGACCCATATTTCTTCTCTCTCTCTATCCTTTCCTGTGGAGTTAGCATAGAAACGGGTTTGACGGCAATGGGATCGTATTTGAAAACCTCAACATCATCGCTAACAAAAGGACTTTTATCCTCATAAAAACTTAATATGGTTGGATTTATCCTTCTGTCATAGAGCATCATTGGCGCATCTACATTTAGCACCCCATGACTAAGTTCCCTTTGGTTAAATTTATTTTTATCTATATCCTTTCTATAAATAGGAACTTTGCCTACTCCGGTTACTGTTTGTTTTGCATTATTTTTTATAATATCCTGGGCCGGATAGTTTTTTATTTTTTCATCGTACTCACGACTTTCTTTATCCAATTCAAAAAAAGGGTCTTTCAAAAGATTTTTCCCATAATCCGTTTTGGTGTAATCCCTAAATTTATATGGGGTTCTGCTTTTTTTGTAAAAATTCTCAACGGCTATGGCATTATTATACAAATCCAACGAATCCTGCGTTGTAGGTTTATTAAAATTAGCCGCTGCCGCTTTTAGCCTGCCTCCTGGGCCGCCTTTGAAATTATTGTCTGCCATTTTACAAAATTAGACAATTCTGCTTTACATAATCTTACCATTCTTTATCCTCTTGTTCTGCACATCCACCTTGCCGTCCTCATCAAGCGTAATCAAAGCCGCTCCGTGATTCCAAGAGTTAATCGGCATATAGAGCGGATGCAGCTCGCACAGGCAGCCTACAGACCATGTAGTAATCATCTGCCCATTGATGTCTTGTTCGACATGGGACGAAGACCTGTGGTGATGGCCACATATAGCATCAGCCTTTGCCCTCATGTAAAGCCCCCTGGCTATGTTCACAGGACTGCTTATCCCGGAAGGAAACTCATGGCCGTGGGTGATGTTTAGGCTACCAGCCTTAATTATCCGCTTGTCGCCAACAAATTCAAGAGGGAACTTTTCTCCAAGCCGCTTCCGCAGGATGTTCTCAAGGGTTATTTCCTTCAGCTCTTCCAAGTCCTGGAGGCCGCTCATCTCGCCCATCTTCTGCCAAAGGAAATGCTCAAACCTTTCATCGTGGTTCCCCATCTTAAACACCACCTTCTTCGGCTGGAGAGCCGTGAATAAAGCCTTGAGCAACTCCACGCCGGTGCGTATCTCCTCGGCAGGGTTGCGTTTGTCAGGGTCTTTCAAATACCGGGAAAGGCCGTAGAAGTCGAAGAAATCCCCACCAATGACAAGCACTGTCGGATTGTGCTGTTTGAGCCACTCAAGAGCCGCTGTAAGAGCCTCAATGCTGTGATAGGGGCAATGTATATCAAAAAGGGCTGCAATTCGCTGCGGCCCTTCTATGATGTGTGGAGTGTATTCTTTCTCCTCGCTCTTCGGGAGATTGTACGGGTTGTACGGCCTTGGGGATTCCATTAGGTATTTTTCATTGTCTGTGCCTAACAATTTCTTCAAATTCATTCCCATTTTCCCCTCAATGTAACGCAATACATTACGGGCATCCTCAACTCCTGAGAATAACAAGGGGTGTTCGTTGTACATTATTCTGGCGAGCTTCTTTGTAGGCAAGTCCATGCCCCACTCATCCCTGTACTTACGGGCCAATTCGCTTTTGTTCATTATGCAAATATACGAAACTCGCTAATTTCCAAGCAACTAAACAAAAAAGGAGGCTAAAAGCCCCCTTCTTTACACAATTTTTATGTTCAACAGTTCAAATGAGTCTTCATTTATTCATAGCCTTTTTCCGATCAAGCATTCCGGAAGGGCTTAGAAATGGGTTTAAAACGGCACCACTCATAATGCCAAGCTTTCCCTGTGGCTTTTCTGCGGCCTTTTTGGCGGCCGGCCTTGGAACAGGAGCCACCATCTGCGGCTTCTTCTGCTGGAGTGTGTCTTTATTTCCCATGCGGCAAATATAAAAAGAAAAAAGGAAGCTATCAGCCTCCTTATTTCGTGTATAACCAATTAAGCAAAATGGAAAAACCCTTTCTCTATTGCGAATTCAATGCTATTTTCTGTTCCTCCTTCTCTATCCACTCGGCCAGCAATCCCCGGAAAATATTCTGTTTGTTGCGTTGGCCAATCAAAAGTAACATTTTATCCCATATTTCCTGCGAAACCACAACGGAAAATTGCTTCCCTTTCTTTTCATTCATCCATTTCAAGGGAACAAAGTCCTTTTTGCGGCTGAAATACCACTTTTTCTGACAAAGGCGGTGCTTGGTCATAGCCGAAGACACTGTTCTTGCGTACATCCCCGTGATTCGCTCCACCTCGCTGAGTGATTTGTACTCGGCGATGATTTCAAGATTGGTGTTAAACTGATATATAGGCGGTCTGTTCATTTATTTATGTTGTCTATTGCTCTGTTCAAATACCAGGCAGCCTTCTCAAGATCTTCCCGGTGCTTCCATTCCCCTTTCTTCCCCGCTCTGGAGATGTACTTGATGACATTGCCGAGGCAGAAGTCAAGTTCCCAGGCTTCAATCACCTTGATGGCCTCGTAGGGATTGTCCTTGCCGCCATAATGTACAGGATGTTGTACATTGCTGCTGGGCGAGGGAGAATTGTCAATGATTTCGGAGATGATGTCCTTTTCGCCATCGGTCTTGATGGTGTTTAAAAGGTAATTCCCGTTGGGGGATACGGCGGCAAAGCCAAGCTCGTTCCACTCTTGTTCTGTCATGCTTTGTCTAAGATTTCCCATATGTTGTCTTCATTAAATTGCGGCAAGTATAAATAATTGCCGTAGAATTCTGTCGCAAAAGTTGCCAATATTTGCGACAAGAAGCCGTTCAACATTCATGCCTCTTATTACCCCTCATTGTCGTACAGGATTTCTGTGTCTATTGCTGTGTATGTCTTAACGAATGCCTTCAAGTCCTGGCCGCATTTATTCACCATAGCCAGCCTGTCCTCAACATCCATATCCTCTGCCTCCTGTAAAGCCCACATTTTGTCCAGCATAGCGGACATAAACACCTTTACAATGGCTCTGAACGCATCTTCCGTAAAGCCGGGAGGTGTTTCCGGAAACAGCCATTCAAATGTGTACAAAGCATCCTCTATGCTGACAAGAGAGCTTTCCAAAAACTCCCCTATTTTTTGTCCTGCTTCTATTTTCATACAACAAGTTCGTTTAAATCTATGCCATAAGCAACCATCACCTCCTCCCAGGCATCCCACACATCTTTCTCGTCAATGTATTTCCCATTCTCGGAGGTGTCCACAATGCTTCTCAGCCTTCCAGAGAATGTCCACATAGCCAAAGCCATGTCAAGGCTTTTAACGCAACGGAGATGCGCCAGGCGATCATCCTCGTTGTCCAGATTGAATTGAAGGCAAGCTTTCATTGTTTTATTCTGTTACACTTTTTACAACATTCTTGGGGTATTTCTTTATTCGGCTTCCTTTAAAAGCCATAGCTGGATTTAGCCAATAGACATTCTTATGCCCAACACAAGGGGCAACATACCCATAACGGCACAACTCCGTAATGGCCGCCTTATGTGTCTTAATGCTCTTCATCCCGCATTCTTCCATAAGCCTGGGAACATTCACCCATAAATAATCTTTGCCACTCTTCACCGTGTACAACATCCACATCCACACTTGCAAAGCCCTATAGGACAACCCTGCCATTATCACCCTCTCATCAGCACCATCAAACACCTTCACATACACATCCCTCTCCAATTCCACCACATTATCAACCAGCACCCCCTCATCTTCCCCATCAGGAACATACCCACTCCTAATTGCCCTCACTTTAATCACCAACCCCGAAATAAACGGGTTGATGCCAAGCTTTTCTTCAACAATGTCCGGAGGAAAAATTTTACCGACTTTCATAATTCAACCCTACAAAGTAGGAAATAAATTGCCGAAAACGCAAAATATTTCCCATTTCAAGACTAAAAAGTGGAAAAATATTTCCATTGAAAAGTGCCATAAAAAACTATACCTCAACAACTTACAGCAAAAGTCATTTCGGATAGTATAAATACATTCCGAAGTGAACATTTGAGGCTTACCCACTACAAGATGCCTTAAATAGCTATGCCTCTTTGATTTAGCTTCTAACCTCCATTTTTTAGGGGTGGAAAAAAGTTTCCATTTTTTGTCCTCCCCAAAAACACCCCCCTGTCCCAATTCCTCCGGAAAACAGGGAAATATTGAAACAAGCCCCCCCCCCTAAAGAATGCTTTCCCGGAATGTGTTTTAGCAATGGGGTGGGAAGGAATGCCGCCAAAAGGGAATGCCTATATGGAACTGCGTTATGGGGAATAAGCCCTAAAAAGGGAACGGCCCTCAAAGGTAAAGCCCATACGAACCTACATGATGGGGATAGCCCCCCATGCCACCCCGGCCCTGGTAGCTGGCCGGAAACCGGTTTGCCTTTAACCCGTGGCCCGGGATGGCTTGACTGCCGGTGGCATTGCTTCGAGGGCAAACCTTACCACATCAGCACCGAAAAGGGGAAATGCTTTGCAAGGTGCATCCATCGAAAGCAAGCCCTTGCAAGGCAGACATCCAAAAGGCTGATCCATCAAAGCAGAGCGGAAAGGGAAAGCCGAAAAGGGAAAGCCTTGGAAAGGTTCTTTACCGGCAAAGCATTTTTTGCGGAAAAGCCTTTTTAAGAGAAAGGAAAAGAGGGGCTTCCCCTTTCCGATTTCCTCTTTCCTCTGCTTTCCTTTCCCACTATCAAATTTTATCCGCACATCCGCGCAAAGGTTTTCCCCCTTTTACCATTCATCCTCTAAAACTTACCATTCATCCCGAATTTCTGAAATTTCATCCAAAAAAGGGCTTCCATATCATTTCCGCTCCCCTCCTTTGCATCAGTTCTTTAACACATCAAAAAAAAACACATATGAAAAAGCACATCGTCAGAGACATCAGTAGGGACATTAATGTAATTATTGATGTCAACTATGCTGGTCACATCATCGGCATTAATTACCACATGGGAGCTCAGTGCGAAATTCCGCATTCAGTATTAAAAGCAGATGTATCCCTTACGAATTGGGTGGTTGGTAGACTGCCAGTAAGGACATTCAGCGGCGAAAGATGGATAATTGAAAAAGTAATTGATTCTATTATTGATTTTGAATCTCATTACTGCGATCCTGCGCAATGTGCTGGATTTGAGGAGGAATATTCTATTAAAATAACTGAAATTGAGCTTTAACACACACAAAAAAACACATATGAAAAAGCACATTCCACAAAGGGCAATTTTCCGCAAAGGAGACGTCCTTTTTGTTTTCACATTCAAAGAAACTGCCAATGGCAAAATTGCTAATGAAGGCGAAAAGGTATTTCAAACCTACTCCTATGCCCGCCAGCAGTTCGAACTTGCAAACATAGGGCACAAAATTACCTTAGACTCTTTTTTCAAGGCCGATGGGTCAGTATGCTTCGATTGCCCATTCAGTCAAAACCGGGGCTGTTATACTGCCAAATATCAGCAATATGCTGGCTTCCTTAGTTCTTTGCGCTCAATTGGCAAAAAGCATCCCACATGGGAAAGCATTCCCAAATTCAGCGAAAGCATTAAGGCTGATTTATTGCGGATGTCTGCTGGCCATTACTCCCGATTTGGGACATATGGCGAGCCTTCCTTAATTCCGCTTGAATTAATGGCAGAACTTTGCCAGGGTTCAAAAAGCTGGACAGGATATACACATCAATGGCTGCGAAAGCCAGAATATGCGCCTTTTCTGATGGCATCTTTGCACTCTGAAAAGCAGATGCCCTATGCTGAGAAATTAGGCTTTCGGGCATTCATTGCCACAAAGGAAGCCCTTTCAAAGCCCTTTGTAAATTGCCCTGCATCAGCAGAAGCAGGATATAAATCTACTTGCTCTGACTGTGGGCTTTGCTCCGGCACTGCCGGCAAAGGGAAAAGGTCAATTTGGATAATGCAACACTGAAAACATACACTTTCCCGGCAGCTTTGAAATAGGATGTCTGCAATCGAATTGAGCCGGGAAAGCCAATTTTAAACAATTCAGAAAAATGGAATATACACAAAGAGAAAAAGAACTACTTGCAGCACTTGTCAGCACAGCCAAAGCCCTGGGCCGCTTAATTGATGAAACTCAGCCTGCTGATCAGCAGCCACATCCGGAATTGGATGTATTAGAAATGGCTTTTGAAGTAGTGGGCAATCATTCAAAAGAAAACTTATTTTAACATTCATAAACAATACAGCAAAATGAAAACATCAGCAGAAACAAAACTTTTGATTGCCTCTGTAAAAGAGGTTTTCAGAAACTCAGGCAAGTATGGGCTTGCCTGCTCAGAAAGCAATGCCGAAGCCCTGGCAGAGACAGAAGATTTCCGCCAGTGGTTACCACAGCAGACAGAGCAGCATTTTGCACAGCCGATTGAGGAAGCCATCGAAAATGGCATTCCCGCTGATCCGCTGAGCTTGGCAAACTATGTGCTGTGGTTCTACTCAGATAATCACTTCACAACAATTGAATTTCAAGAAATATGAGCGCAAAAGACATCTTAAATCTTGCCGGCCTTCTCAGCATTGCCGACATCAAAGCAGCCACTGATCAGAAATTGATTTATCTGATACTTTCCGGCCACTACCTTGCAGGCTTTGCCGCCAAAGAATTGGAAAACCGCTTGTGTAGAAATTGAGCCGCTCATACCAAAAGCATTTACCATACAACAAAAGCAAAACTATTTCGCACCATGATTTACACAAAGCACCACGGCAAAAGCCGCCAGCAGATGGAGCAGGAACTTGTTGCCATTCTGCAAAACATCGAAGCCGCATTGGCAAACATTCAGCCCACGGTGGAAAGTTGCCAGGCATATAATGCGGCAATATCAGCGGGGCATGAATACTTAGAAATCCATTGGGATTTCCCCGAAATTGAAGGGCTTTCCACCTATTTCCGCAGATCGGTTGTCCGCAGGAACAAACTCGAAGCCTTACACAGGGCTTATGGATGGCGCCAACCATATTGGGACTGGTTCCAGCAAAACTATAGTCCAGCAATTGAATTTGGATGGTGGTAGCATCCATCCTTCCTTTCCCGTGGCGCAATGCCGGTAAGCTTTCACATCGGAACAGGCACGGGAACCAACTTACTCCGGGAAACAGCGGCCAAACTGAATGCAAAGCAAAATGGCAAATATGAATAACATCAGCATCGTAAGGGTGCAGGCATCCGACCGAAACATCGTCCTGTTCACATCAGCAGAACACAATGTTTTGCAAGGCATCAACTATTGGCCGGGGTGCGGAGATGACTACCCGCTGAAAGATTTTCTTACCCCAGACCCTGCCCTTACCGACTGGGTGTTGAAACGGCTTCGCCTGGCGAACGAAGAATGGGTGGAATTTAGCATTGTATGCCCCGATTACGATGAGCTCATTGAGAACATCAACACAGCCATTACCGGCTACATTCAGCACCAAGTTACCCCGCAGCACATTGCCCTGCCAATGGGGCAGATAGCCCGCCTGAAAGATGCGCTATCTCTGATGGCGCAGAAAGCAAAAGACGAAGGAGACAGCCACGCCTATTTTGATGCGACTACCTTAAAAGCATTACTTAACTACCCTACATCCGTTTCCGTAACCCCGGAAGAGCAGGAAACCTTCTACTCCCGGCACGGTGTAGACTTCCCAGAATTTAATTAATCAACAACATAAATAGCAAAGCAATGAATATTTTTGAAACCCTGGGCGACATCCTACGCCCCGAAAGCACCAAAAAAACTTTCGCAATTGTGGAAACCACGGCAGAGCAGAGCCGTGGCTACAACCGAGCCACAAAAGGCAGGGAAACCATAGCCCAGGTGGAAGCATCCTCTGCCGACCAGGCATTAGAGGAATGGCTGGCAGACAAAGCCCTTGTCTACGGCATCAGCAGAGTGCAGGAGCGGTTCATAGCCGGGTTTGTAAAAGACTCCGATGCCGATAGGTATGTATGGATAGAAGGCGACACCTCTGCCGATTTCGGAGACTACACCGTTAGTGCTGAAACAATATGAAGGCAGTACTCTTTATAAAGCCCCGCAAGGGGAAGCCACACAGGGCGGAGGACTTGTCCGCCCTGGGCTTCCGCCCCGCCTTCACTCCCACTGGCATTGCCTTCGCTGTGGAAGTGTTTCCCCGGAAGGTGGATGCTTCTCTGCGGATGCTGGACATCGCCAGGCAGCACGGCATACCCTGCCGAAGGAACGCCCCGCTGATATGGGTTGGCGACATCCGTGTTGAACTGCACGGCGGAAAAAAAGCCGCTGATCTGATACGGCTTTACGAATGGCTTCTGCCTTCTGATGCCGCCCATCCAGCAGAGCAGCCGCCCATCACAAAGCCTATTGCCGGGGAAACTGCGCCCCATTAATTCGCAGAAAGTTTAAACAAAAAGCAAAAGCAAAATGGAAAGATTTGTAAATTTTGCGGAGATGTTAGGCTCCGAAATCCCCAGCTTTGAAGTTAGGGGAAGCCTCAGCAAGCATAGCTGGGGTGCGATAGGCGACTGTACAATAGCCTCAAAAATCAAAGGCAAAGGCTTTTATGAGGAATGGGAGTTCCTGATTTCAACTCAGGAATACACCCCATCCTTTTTGGGAAAAGCCTTTTACAACCTCCAAAAAAAGGGGGTTAATATGCACCAGTTTCTCATCAACCTTCCGGGGGCAAAGGTATTGCACAACGGATCTTATAGCATTCGTGTGGGCAATGATATCTATGCCTCTTTAAAGCCGGAGACAGCCCCCTTGGAGGATTACATTGCTTTCGTAACCGCAGCCTCTGCATCTACGCAATACCCACCACAATTGAAAATTAAACGATAAAAAAATGATAAAGAACCTCACCCCCCTCGAAGTGCCATTAAGGCATTTCAGAACTGCTGGCTGGAGCGATAGCATACAGCCGGTATTGCCAGCAGCGGATTCCCGGGAACTCCCTGCAAAAAATGATACAACCCTTTGGATTGTTCCGGAGGATGTATTCAATGCCCACCCCGAAAGGGACGACCTTCTCATCCTGCCTGCTGATACGGAGCGGGATGAGAAAGGAAGGTTTCCTTTCCTCATTGGCAGAGCGGAAAGATGTCGCAGGCTGTTTTTTGCTTACACCAAGCATTTTGGTGATGGCCACCAGCCAAAGGTGTTTACTGAGGAAGCATCAATTGAAATAATCCTTCCTGCAAAATGAATACGACCGAAGCACAATACTGGCAGAAGAGGCACGAAGCCCTTCTTGAAATGTACATCCAGCAGAAGCAACAACTTGAACAATGGGAGGCCGGCGGCATCCTTTGGACATGGGAGGATGTCCACACCTACGCCTCTGATGAACTTGGCATCCGCCTATCTATGGAAGATTGCAAAACCATTTTAGACAATGCAATCGGAAGTCATGACGCCAATCAGGGCATTACCTGGGACACATTCAGAAACGAAATCGAAAACTTTATCAAATAAGCAAAATGGAGAACACAGTTTATGCGAAGCTGAGGAAAGCGGAGTCTTTCTTGCAGCAGATTCCAGAGGAAATCCGCACCCTCTTCAAGTTCCAAGTGACACACACGGAAAGCGATTCCGTAATAGTGTCCTTCCGGCTTCATGCCGATGCCTATGTAGGATTCCTCGTTGAGAGGATGAAAGATGTCCGGGTAAATGAAACTCCGCTGGGGCCATATGTAAACATCAGCACAAGCGGATCGGAAATCAGCCTGCATAGCACCGGGTATTCACACACAACCCTTTTCTAAGCGATGCAGGACAACATCTGGTACATTGAAAGCAATGCCTCCCTGGGGGAGCTTGCTTACGAAGGCGAAGCCGTGCTGACAGTCTCCCTTGATTGGGAGGCTGTTGACAACGGCATCGGAGAGTACGAGTACTGGGGCAGCAAAGAGTCCCAGCACGATTGGCAGATGGAGCTTCAGGATGTGACCATCGAAGAGGCTTTCCTTTACGATGACGACGGGAACGAAATTCCTGTGGATCTGAAAGACCCGGGCAACGCTATGCTTGTAAAATATTGGCAAGACTACATTTTTGAAAACGCTGAGTACAATGACTAAGGAACACAAACGCCTGGAGGAGCAGCACCGGAGAGTGCTGGCCCTCTGCAAGGAAGCCGACCTTGTTACCATCGGCATTGAGGGAGTGAGGAACTTCTATTGCATCAACGAAACTCTAAAAGGCAAGCCCGGCTATGCTGAACTCCGGGAAATGCTGAACAAAGGGTTTGAGTACTTCAAAGCCACCAAGCAATGACGCCGCACCGTACCACCCAGCAGGGCAAGACTTCCGCCTGGAGGTCTTCCCTCCTGCTGGAGGACATCCTCCTCCGGCATCTGCAAGGCAAGACAGACCTTGCCACACACGCCTCTCCTTTCGGGGGCGTTCCAGAAGCCAAGGACTTCATAGAAGCCCTTAAAGACTTCACCCCTCATATAGAACTCACCGCAGATGGAGCGGTTCCCTACGGCCTTTACACGGCCTTCTATTGGAAAGCTTTCGGCCGATATATGTATGCCTACATTCCGGAGGTCGACTCAGCAGAGCGATACGAGGGCACCTGGGCAACCATCGCCTCCGTGGAGGAGTTCGTCCAGGAGGTACAGCATAGCGTATGGCACCAGCAATGGGAGGCCGATGTGGAATCCTACATACAACAACATCCAGAACATCCTTTCAAATGAATCCAGCACAAACACTTGCAGTAAAAGGCGTACTATTCTGCCTCTGCACATTAGTCCTCATCATTGCCAACATTATGGTAAGTCTTACAATCCGGTGGGAGCGTGACAGGCAGTCCTATTTTTGGATGGCGGTTGCCTTCCTCGCCTGCTTAGGTGCCATCTACTTAGCCCAGAATTTCGTATGAGCATCATTCAGGATTACACAGCCCTGCTTCTGCTGCTGGCCATCTTTGTCAGCATAAAGAATTTCATCTCTCATTTGGATAGGGATGATCACGAAGGCGTAGCCAAGTGGACAGTAATGACCCTGCTTTTCTTCATCAGTCTCCTGTTTAGCGTCTTTGCATAGCCCCGAAAATAGTATGCGTTTTTCCGTGTCCCATTTTGGCGGCTTTTCCGGGAAGAACCACCCGGCACAAAGGTTCGTTTGTAATTGTAAAACAAGTGGTTTACATTTGCACCACCCTAAGCAAATGGGAGAAATAGTTTGTTAACAATTTAAACACAATTTTCAATTATGTCTTCAAGAAGAGACGAGTTCAAGAGCGGGTCAAGCAACCCAGCGAAGCGGTTTTTGGAATGGGATTCCAATGCCGGTGGTTTTAAGTTTTACGATAAGGAAAAGGGAACAAATGTTCCCATTAAGATTCCTTTCAAATTCGTGGTGCTGAAAACCATGCACACAGTAAAAGGCTGGCACGGCAAGTCCGAGTCCGGCATCTACGCCAATGAGGTTCCGGATATGAACCAGGTGCTGAATGTGAAATCCTTCAAGGGCGGACACATTGCTTCCGGCCTTTACCGGGACATCAAGGACAAGCTCCAGGGCGGGGTGTATTTCAAGTCCATCTATGTAATGCTGGCCGATGGCAGCGTCGCAAACATCTCTCTGAAGGGCGCATCCTGCGCTGCCTGGGGAGACTTCACAAAGAAGACCAGCAACCGCCTTCCCGATGAGTGGGTGGCTGTCACTGGGGCTACTGAGCAACGCAACGGATCGGTGAAGTACACAGTCCCTGCGTTCGAATTCAAAGGCTCTCTCAAAGGGGAGGAGGGGCAACTTGCCGACCAGGCATATGACCAGTTGAAGGCATACTTCAACGACTACCTCACACGGAAGCCGGAAGACTCTGCTCCTTCTGAGGATGAACTCCTGCAAGAGGAGGAGGTTCCAAGCAAGACCGCCCATTTGGAAACACCTTCCGCTCCGGCAAAGCCTATGTCGCCATTGTCCTTAGAGAATGATTCATATGAACTCCCATTTTGATATGAGTAACACACTTTGGAATATCACACAAGAGTTCCTTGCCCTCGCCTCCCTTATTGAGGAGGCGGGTGGCGAGGCCACCGATGCCGTAATGGAGGAACTGGCCATCAGCCGGGAGAACTTCCAGCACAAAGCCGAGGGTTACGCTCGCTTGATTCTCAAATGGGAATCAGAAATAGATGTAGCCTCAGCCGAAATCAAACGCATCCAGGCCATCAAGAAGACCAAGGAGAATGCCGTTACCCGGCTGAAGGACACGCTTCTCTTTGCCCTTCAAGCCTTCGGCCAGGAGGATGCTAAGACAGGAGTGAAGCGTTACGAAACTCCGCTTGTCAAGCTATCTACAAGGCGTTCTGTTGCCGTGGAAATCACGGATGAATCAGAAGTGCCAGACCTGTACTGGGTGGTTAAGAGGGAGGTTAGCAAGTCTGCCATCAGTAATGCTTTGAAAGAAGGGGAAGATGTCCCTGGGGCTACGCTCAAGGAGAACTACTCCGTGCAGATAAAGTAAATAGAACTGTTTCATTGGTTAAAGAACAAGGTGAAAGGCCATCGGATATTCTGATGGCTTTTTTTATTTCAAAAATGTTTTTATGTTTACGCATCACAAAGCTATGACACTCAAGGTCGTTATAACATATTACGCCCACCAGGATGACTGGGACATCCAAGAGGTTCTTGATTCCCGGAAGGTGAGCGACCCAGCAGCGCAGGAAGACCTAAAGCAAATGCTGGCAGAGGATGTACAATACATCTTTCAAAATGCAGACATCTCCATCATTGAAAGCAAGGAATCAATATGAATGAGAAGCAATTAGAGCTGCTTAAAGATTACATCAATCAGCGACTCCGCATCCAAAAAGAAATGCTTGCAAAGAGCAAGGACGATCAGTACCACATGGGGGCCATTATGGAACTTCTGGGTATTGAGGAACGCATCCTTCTCATACTGAAACCGCAACCATAAACCCCCAAACATATGCCGCTGAAACCAGGAAAATCGAAAGCCGTTATTTCCGCTAACATCAAGACAGAGATGAAGTCCGGAAAGCCACAAGCCCAAAGCGTAGCGATAGCTTTGTCAAAAGCCGGGAAGTCAAAACCCGCTATTAAGGCCGCCACAATGGCTGCCCCAGCAAAGAAAATGGTGGCCGTAAAAATGATGAAGAAGAAATGAAGAAGCCCGGAGACCCAGGACTATACGATGCGATAAACGCAAAGCGCAAACGCATTGCTGCCGGATCAGGCGAAAAAATGAGGAAGCCAGGCGAGAAGGGTGCGCCCACAGCCAAGGCTTTCAAGGAGTCTGCAAAGACTGCTAAGAAGAAATAATTTCTTTTGGTGTTTTACAATGAGAAAGAAATAGTGCGGTCTTTGGTCGCACTTTTTTTTGTTTATGTCGAAACCTTTTAATTCTTTTGCCCAATGGAAAATTCCTTCTACATAAAAACGAAAGGAGACAAACACATCTACCATCGAATCCGCTATCAGGATGTGGTAATGTGTGATGTCTGGGCAAGCGGGGTGAGGATTCACCTTGCCGACAAGCCCTACTTGTGGGTGGAGGCTACAATAGAAACATTGTACGACCTCTTCTTCCGGAAGAACAAACTGTTCATCCGTGCATCAACCGGGTTCATCGTGAACACCGAACACATTGTAACGGCAGAGCATATGCCCGATAGGGTGAAGCTTGTGCTGACAGACAAGAAGGAGGCCACCCTCCGTACCGGCCACGATTACAATTACTACATCCAGAACAATAGAAGAAAGGATGAGGCGGTAATTGAGAATACCCCCGAAAAGGATGCCATCATTCTTGCCGAGAGCGATGTGAACACAGCCATTGCCAAAATCAAAGAGGCAACGGGAGAGAGCGTGTCACGGAAGTATATTGTGAATAGGTTTAAAGAACTGTCGCTATGAGTGAGGATGTGCAGATAGCCAAAGGGAAACAGGATGGAATGTCAGCCTATTTCCGTGTGAAGGAGAGCGACATCAATTTTATTGAGGCAGACAAAGACTACTACCTCATCTACCTCAATGGGAAGAGCGACTCCCCGATTAAAGTACACGGCACTATCGGCTCTGCTATGGTGCTTTTTCATTCGCTGGTAAAGCCACACAAGTCCTACCTTGTCAACATAGACCAGGTGTATTGTGTAGCCACTGATCCGGAAGATAACTATGCCAAGGTGGTGTTCCGGGATGGTACACATATCAAGTTTGGCAAGAGCAAAACTATGTACGCAGACCTAATGCAAAGACTCCACGCATATGCAGAAGAAGAAAGATTTTAGCAAATTCACTTGCTTCGTGAGGGGCGTGATTGAATCCGGTGTTGTCATCCAGCACTCCGGCAAGGTGCTTCGCAATGAAGCAAAGATGCACTTCAACCGCCTGATGCATCACGCTCAGGAGTTTGAAAGGTTCCTGCATCAAGGGCTTGGCCCAGAGATGGCAGAGGCCGAGGACGACATCAACTCCGCTATCGTTGGGATGGTGTGGCAATTGTACGACCTCCCTGCGGAGGAGCGTGATAGGTTTGTTGAACACATAAACAATTTTGAGCCAAAATGAAATACGGATCAGTATGCAGCGGTATAGAAGCCGCCTCAGTAGCATGGGAGTCCTTGGGATGGCAAGCCCAATGGTATTCCGAAATAGAACACTTCCCTTCGGCAGTGCTTGCCCACCGATTCCCAACGGTGCCAAACTTGGGAGATATGACACAAATACATAATTCAGAACATTTCAATGGGAACTCAATTGACCTTCTCGTGGGCGGAACCCCCTGCCAAAGTTTCTCAGTCGCCGGCCTCAGAAAAGGATTGGACGACACTCGTGGTCAGCTCATGCTCACCTTTTGCGAACTTGCTGCAAGAAAACGGCCTAAGTGGGTCGTCTGGGAAAATGTCCCCGGTGTCCTTTCAAGCAACAAAGGAGAAGACCTTGCAAGCTTTTTGGGACTCCTCACGGGACGGGAAATTCATCCCCCTGTCGGAGGTTGGAAAAATAGCGGAATCATCGAAGGAATCGGAAGCGCATACGGAGTCGCCTGGACAGTGCTGGATGCACAGCATTTTGGAGTGGCACAGCGGCGCAGAAGAATCTTTGCTGTCGGATACCTTGGAGACTGGCGACCTGCCGCAGCGGTATTATTTGAGTCGTACCGCTTGTCAGGGGATATTAAGGAGAGCAGAAAAAAGAGGAAAGCAACTGCCTCAGATGTTGAAGGAGGCGTTGGAGGCGGTGGCATTCCAAGGGTGAGTGGTTCATTGGATACAGAATGTGGAGGAGGAAAACTCACTCATCAATCTGTTAATAATGGACACCTTGTTCCATCTTGGTGGAACGGAGAGCAAACTGCCGCCACATTAACCAAGCAGAATGCCAATGGAGCGCAACGGATGCCAGATAAGGATAATCTTGGGGCGGTGTTGCAACCATTAACACACGCATTCAAAGTGCGTGGTGGGTCTGAAACAGAAACCGGAGAGCAGGGAGGCACTCCTGGGAAGAAAGCCGGAAAAGGCTACCTTGGGCCAGATGAACTTGCCTTCACCATTGGCACTACGCAGGATCAACAGATAGCGCAGCCAATTGCAATCCAAGGCAACCTTATCGGAAGAACTGAAGGAGGCCCACAAGGAATAGGTGTTAGTCAAGAGGGCAATATGTACACTCTTACTAAAGCAGATGTTCACGGAGTGGCACAACCAATTGCGTTTCAGCAAAACACAAGAGATGAGGTTAGGTACATTAATGGAGATGGGTCTATTGCTGGAGCATTGTCTGCAAGTTCTGGGATGAAACAAACAAATTATGTGGCGCAACCAGTGCCTTTCCGCAAAGCAAAGAGGGCGCAGAGTAAGGATGACCACGAAACCTGGGAGCAGGATGAGAAGACAAACACTCTGAATGCTTTCGATACAGGAGACATCCGAACTACGCAAGCCGTTGTGCAGCCAATTGCGGTGGATTTGTACAACGGAACTATTCAAGGTCAAACTACTTGCACGCTTACAAGCGAAATGGGTGTAGCAGGGCATAGTGGGCCAAAATTATTGCAACCAATTGCCGTGGATGTGTACAATCAAAGCATATCAGGAAATAAGGTTGGCATAGTTAGAGAGCAACACGGGACAAATATGAATGCCATATTACAACCAATTGCCGTGGACACTTACAACCAAACAATCAATGAGCATAGTGTTCAAACCATCCGCTCAGATGGAAATCATACAGACAGAACTGGTGCGGTGTTACATCCAATTGCCGTGGACACTTACAATCAGACTATCAATGAGCATACCACTCAGACCATTAGAGCAAATAATACTACTGAGCATATTGGGGCGGTGTTGACATCGCAATCTCCAACAATCATTGACAGAGCAGCTTTCAACCAAGGAGAGAATGCTCAGTATGACATCAAGATTGAGGAAGGAGAAACAATGCCTTCGCTTGTTGCGAGAGGCCCACACGGAGTTGGGCAACCAAAGCCACCAACAATGGCTATTTTAGGAGGACAACACCCAAATGCGGCCATTGGTGAGAATACTTGTCCCACAATAACTAATGCATCAGGCGCAGGAGGCGGACATATTCCTTTAGTTCCTCAACAACCAACAATGGCCATCCGAAGACTTACACCAAAAGAATGCGAAAGGCTACAAGGCTTTCCTGATGATTGGACTCTTATCCCTTACCGGAATAAGTCGGAAGAACAATGCCCCGATGGGCCAAGGTACAAGGCTTGCGGAAATTCAATGGCAGTTCCCGTGATGCGTTGGATTGGGCAGAGGATTCAAATGGTGGAGGGCATTCTCAAGGAATTACATAAGGAATAAGATTCTTTTTTGGTGTTGTTAGATTTGTTTTGGAAACGGGGGGACTCTTAGTCCCCTCTTTTTTATTTCACCCATCTGTAAAAACCATTTGCCACTTTGTATTCCCTCATTAGGCATCCTGCCATAGAGCGGTGGCTTTCCCTATCCCCTCTTGCATTTACATTCCCCTCAAAGGACTTGAAGAACGGCTCTTCTGGGAAGGTTTGGTACACTAAGCCTACATGACCCACCCTGCCGAGAGCCTTGTTAAACACCGTGAACAAGTCCGTTTCTCTGACACTTCCTTTCACGGCCTTGTCAGCCTTCGCCCAGGAGGAGGCCATTCCTCCCACTCCCTTGTACGGGATGCCGCATTTCTTCCACAGGTATATCATTGTGTAGCTACACCACGCCTGACCCGGCGTTCCCCCTGCATATCTAATGATGCTATCCACCCGTGGCCCTCTGTTGTTTACAGGGCCTTCCCGTGTGCCAATAAGTTTTCTTGCTTGTTCCTTTATGCAGCTTATTTGAGCGACACAAGAGCCGCTATAAGCAAGTGCAATCCATAGGAGAATAATGCGAGCCATAGTGTTTGGAAGTGATTGTCCTTAACAATATTGCTACGCAGCTTCCCGTTGGCTCTGTCCCCGAAGACAGCCTTGAAGAGGGAAGGAGTGTTGATGCGGAAGCCCAGCGTTCCAATCACCACCACCATGTAGTACCGGGAAGGCACGGACAGCATATCCACATACCGCCCGATAGGGTACAAAGCCGCAGCCTCATCGTGAAGCCATACGCTGATGTAATTGTACAGGAGGAGGAATCCGAAATAGTACACCGGAGCGAGCAGCCCTTCGTGCCACTCCACCAAAAAGTCTTTTACTTTACTCATTTCCCTTGTCCTCTATATTTCTTTGGCTTGCTATCTTTCGGGCCGTAGTTTTTCTGATGCTTGCCCTCCCGGCGTTTGCCGAAGGTTATTTTCGCAGATGATTCTGATTTCCCCTTTTTCATTTCCCTTTCATTTCTTGTAAGCCTTTTACATACCCATCCACAATGTGATGGTTGCCGCTTTTGATGTGTTCTTTCACCCAGGGAGCCATGTTCTTAGGGATGATTGCCATGTATCCCTTGGAGGTGCGAATCAAAAGCTCGCCTCCTTCCGCTTCAATATGCTTAGGCATTGATTCCGTAGTTTCTTAAATAGTTATGGGCATCGGCAGCATAAACGGGCTGTTGCTGGAATTGTATAGGCCCGGATGCTCCTATGTAATTATTCACGCCATCCATAGTGGTCATGCCTGTGCTCCTCCTGGGAGACGCACTACCATCAAGCTCCTCGCCAAGCTGCTTGTAGCTACGCATCATTGCGGGGCTTGTGTAAGGTGTAATGGCTCTGATGGCTTCCTGTGTTGGCCCAAGGTTCAGGGGTTGCTGTGGCTGCCCTACAGATTGGAGAGCAGAGGATGCGCCCTGAATCATTGGATTGAATTTTGTTATCTTCTCGGAACCTTCAGCTAAGTTATTGAACTTGGTCAACTTTGCCGCCTTGTTTGTCAGCTTTGCAGCCTTCGCTGTTTCTTCTGCCGCTTTCGCTGTGTCGCCAGCCTGTTCGGCTTTTTTAGCCGCTTCTGTGGCAGCCTTAGCCCCCTCTGTGGCTGACTTGATTCCTTCGCCATACCCTGCATTCCCAACGGCTAACCCAGCTACACTACCCGCAAGAGGGAGATATGTGCCTACCCCTTGAGCAAATTTGCTATTAGGAGAGCCTTGGCCTACGCCAGCCCCCACCCCTTTTGCGCCTTGCTGAATTGCTGTTCCGGTGGTTGCGCCCCCCGAAAGGATGCCTCCCGTAATGGCTCCCGCTGCTGTGCCATATCCACGGATGGAGTTCTGCTCACGGATTTCATCTTCGGTGCTGCCACCAGCCTTCTGTAAAGCCTCGTAGCCAAGGTCTGTGAGCTGGTCTGTTGCGCCCATAGTAAGCGTGTCCAACAGCCCTTCTCCAACTCCATATGCACCTGCGCCAATATCTTTCCATATCCTTCCGTTCTTGGCAATTACATCAGGCTTTTCGTTTGGGGCATGGATGTGACGAACCTGGCCGCCTTCCACCAATATATCAATGCCGCCATCTTTGTGCGACCGCCCCCGAAACTCTTTCACTATCTCCCACTTCCCGCCAGACATAGGCTTCTCGTCCCCCATTTTCAATGGCATCCGGGAAGAGGCAATGGATTGTGGTTTCAAGTGCATCATATTGCAAATATAATCATTCAGACAACACGGATTTCAGTCCGGTGATTGTGCCATCCGGATTGGTCATAAAGGCATTCGTAACAAGCGGCCTCTTCTGCCACAGCTTCCACCAATGCTCTCTCTTCCCTTTGCTCACCACTATGCGGACGGTGTCAGTGATGGACAGGCTGCCCATAATGGAATCGCCGTTTGTGTAGAGCGTTCCTTGTGGTGTATAATACACCCGCTCGGTATTGTTGTAGATGATGGTGTCCCTGCCGATGGCATTCACGGGAATTGTGTAGCGGCTATTTATTTGGGCATAGGACTTCAGCCCATTGATGCGTACATCGAAGCGTTCCTTCAATGCTTTCATCTCGCCTTTCAATATTTTCTCTGCTTGCTCTTGGCTCAGAATGATTGCCGTTGTTTTGGCATTCATTTGGCCGATGGCATTCCGGGTGGTGTCCACGGAAACCTGAAGGGCAGTAGAAAGGCCAGAGATGTCTCTCCCCAGCCTTTCATTTTGCTTCCGCATTCTATCGTTATCTAACAGGAGAAGGACTAATAGAAGCAGGAACAAGCCCTTAAAAAGTAAATCATTCAATACCATCGCTATCAAGCGTAGGCTTATTCCAACTCTTTACGAGAGCAACGATCCGAAGCACCCCATACACCACCATTACAATGTTAAGGAGGAATTTAGCGAATGGATTCCATCCTTCAGCCACCTGGCTCATCCAACTATGCAACGGCTCGTAGAAGGCAAAGTACATCACAAGCGGAGTGTCCTTTGCTATCTCAAGCATAGTGGCTTTTATTTCAAGGATTTCTTGGATTGTCGTTCTCATTATTAGAAGTCTGGTTTGTATTCGTAAAAGGGAGAGAGTGCCTCCGACATAACTTCCCAAGGATTCTGCTTGAGGAAATCGGCAGGAAGTGCCATTGCTAATTCATAATAGTTGAGAGGCTTGAAATCAGAAGGCAGGCTCACCTCCGAATTCAACAGTTCTTTGTATGCTTTGCGGAATCCTTTCTCCCCTTCGGCAGTCCATTGGAAGTTCCCCTTCTCGTCCCGGACAATCTTCTGCCCTTCTTTGTAGCAGAAATCCAGACGAAGGTCTTCCGTATTCTCCTCCAATTGCTCCAAGAGGGGAGCAAATTTCTTAATGAGACGAGATAGATGCGCCACCGGCATAAGGTTGGCGGCATCGTTCACCCTGCCCATCATCTCACTAAATGAGCGGAGGGTAAGCAGTTGTTTGAATGTAATAGACATAATATATTTATTTATTACGCAAATATAGTGAGTCTATGGCATTCATTATACTATCCTGCTTCATAGAAATGTGAGCCTGACGGAGGAGTAAGTTGTAGTTGTATTCCCTCACCTCATTCAGTTTCTCATCCACCCTGGAGACAAATGCGTAGTTGCTGTAGGTAGCCCATCCAAGGAATCCCAGAAGGATGAACAACAGCGCAGCATCGTCTCTGTCAAAGGTCATTTCCGTGTGAACTTAACGGCTTTTGAAGCAACGGACTTCTTCCCTACGCAGCCCCACGCTTTGCGGGAGAGGGTATTTGCACAAGGAGGATTCTTGCAAGGTTTGATCCCGCTGCTTCTCGCACAATAATTGTCTCCCTTTGGAGTGCCAGGAGCAATGCTGTAACCTTTCGCTCCGAAGGAACGGGTTTTGCCATTGATGGTGGCTGTGTATTTCTTATCCCCTTTCATTGTCAGAATGTGTTAAACTTACCTTCGGCATCTGCCCAATAAATCTTGCTCACAACAAAGTCTTGAATAACTATTGGCTGATTCCATTTAGCCATATAGAAATCGTATTCACCTATGGTTCCTGGAGTGCCGCAGGGAACAATCGTTCCTGTAGCATCCACGCAAGTGTCATTGGTTGCGAGCAGGCTTACATACATTGCTCCTGGAGAAATAGGAATCTCCGTGCCGTTGATGAAAGCCCATAGGCGGTATTTCATCTTGATGTAATACCCATATTCAGGATCGCATTCGATGTCAAGCCCTGCCCAGCTTACCCACCTTTCCATTTCGGGGATGGATGGCTGATTGCTGATTTGGTAGAGGGTGTACCCGTTGTATTGTTGTGTAGGCATAATATTAAACTTGTCTTCCTAATGCGATTTGATAGGTTTGCACAAGATTGTATAAATCAAGTGCTTGTTGCGCTGTCAGCCCCGCTCCCATAGAAACAAATGCAAGCCGTCCATTGGATGCGGCGAGAGAGCCATTCCTGTTAAGCAGATATACGCTGACCGTGGGAGCTGCCGTGGCGGCAGAAGATGTAGCAACACTTAGGCCGTTTCTATAAAATGTGCTGCTGCTTGAACTATTACGGACGGGGCAATAAAACCCAGAAGCGTTTGTTCCGGCAGACATATAGGAAGCATTTGCAAGGTTTGGGTTACCAAACAAGGGGTTGCCTCCAGTACTCAGCCTTCCAAGCTGATATGCCTGCGCTCCGCTGCCTGAATATGCACCCATTACGATGGTTCCGTTCCCGGTAGGCGCAATGTTTAGGTAGGCAGAGAAATGCACACTGCTTGTGCTTGCAGGGCTTGTGCTTGGCGTGTAAAATGTATTGCCGTAATTACCAGCCGTAGCGGCAGTATTCTGCACACCATTTTCGCTGTATGTAATAGCCGCCCCTGTCCATGTTATTCTATACGCAGCATCAGTGTCGGCCACATTCTTTAGATTCCATTTCTGAGCCGCTCCTGTTGTGCCGCCAAGGAAGGGATAGATGGCATCGCACAAATCCCAAAGCCCTTCCCCTACCAGCCCCCATGTGAGGTTGTTGAGGGCATCCACCCTTGCTCTGCTTGGGCTATAGCCATTAGCCACCTGTGCATTTACATAGGCCATCACATTGGGGTGCAATGCCTGCGGGAATAATCCCAAGGTTACATCACCAACAGTGACGGTTCCTGCGCTTCCCCCAAGTGCTGTGTACGGCATCAGTTAAGATATTGAGCGGTTACGATGGAAGCAGTAATGGAGTTACTTGCATTGGCCGCACTCCATGTGGCTTGTAAATCAATAGCAAGAGTGCCCGTGGTATTTACAGACCCAGAAGTTGTAGAGTTTTGGAAGAATACTGCGCTTGCCGTAGCGGAAGATGTATTTAATTTCCCATTGGCTGAGTATTGTAGCGTTCCGGTTGCTCCAGTCGTTCTGCAAGTAATAATAAACTGAGCATCATAATAAGCCGTAGTAAGGGAATTTGAATGAGTCAATACTATTGACCCCATGGCCACGCCGCCTATGGTAAGATTCAAAGTGCAAGTGGGGCTGCCTGTTGAATTGTATGTGCCAGTTACAAAAACTATTATGGTTTTGCCCTGTGCAAAAAAGTTTGCAGCAAGAGTTGCGCTTCCTGTAAGTGTGCCGAGAAGCGTGGTGGCGGTGGTTGTGTTGGCAACCGTCACGGTGCTTGTCTGGGCGAAGATGCCGAGTGCCGTCAGTTCTGCACTCTTGGTCAGCGTTCCATTAGCATCAGAAACAATCACCCCAGACCCTGAAGTTGCGAAGTCTAAATTGCGGTCTTTTGTGATGAACTTAGTCAGGCCACTATCCTTGTATAGGTATAGGCTGCTATTTGTTCCCGATGTAGTGTCATACCATATAGAACCATTTGTGTTCCCCGTAATAACACCCGATAAAGAGGATGGAGTGAAAACCATCTGAGGCACTGATGCCGTTCCTGCCGCCATCCTAACAATACCAGCAGTTACATCAAGAGCATAGTTTGAAGTGCCGCCCGATGCTGTTAGTTGAAGCGCATAGTTTGTGCTGCTTGTACCCGTGTGCGTATTGCTCAACACCCCTGCAAAAGTGGATTGAGTTGATGTTCCATTTGCCCCACTCAATGCCACCCTAAACAATGTTTGAGTGTTGCTGGCCGCTGCTGTACTTGTGCTGCTCAAATACAAGCCATTCCCTGCGGCAAGAGTACTCCATTGCCATTCCTGGGCATAGTTTGTATTGTTTATTGTGTTACTCGCCGCAGCCGCCGTAATGGCACTCAAGGCAGAAGAGCCACCTCCTCCTGTGGAGGCAATTGTGATGGAGCCGCCCCCATTGGTGATGGTGATGTTGCTCCCCGCAGTAAGGGTGGCTTTGGTAAGCGTGTTTCCGGTAGAGTTACCAATCAGGAGCTGACCATCTGTATAGGATGTCTGCCCGGTTCCTCCGTTAGCTACAGCAAGTGTTCCTGTCACACCTGTGGACAATGGAAGCCCTGTGGCATTTGTCAATGTTCCCGAAGCAGGAGTGCCAAGCGCACCTCCATTCGTAACAAATGAGCCAGCAGTTCCGACATTGATGCCAAGAGCAGTAAGTACACCAGTTCCTGTTGTGGTTGTAGAGGGGGCAATACCCGAACCGCCGCCAATTACAAGCGCATTTGCGGCAAGAGTTAATGTGCTTCCAATACTTGTAGTGCTGTCGAAATAAAGAATACCTCCCGATGTACCGGATGTAATTCCTATTCCTCCATTAGTTACCCCGATTGGGAATGTCACCCCGCTATCCTTAATGATTTTGCCAGTTGTGCCATTGTATACGGCGATGGCATTGGCAGTGGCTCCTGATGGGCCTGTTACATCTCCTGTTGCGCCCAATGCCCAAGAAAGTGTACCAGATGTATTAGATGTGAGGTAGTAGCCTGTTGATGCCGCAGGGTAGGCTGTAGGCAATGTATATGTTTGCGTTCCTGCTGCTGCCGCTGCCTGAAGAATTACATATCCCGAAGTGCTTCCACGGAACCTTGCGCTCCCAGATGTTCCTCCGGCAGCACCTAAATATATATTCCCTTCAAAAGTTTGAAGAGCCGTCCATGTATTTGCGTTGCCCGTGTTAAGGCTCACAGTTACGGCTGCGCTACCATCAAATGTTCCCGATGTTCCACTTAGCCCACTGCCTATTGTAAGCGGGAAAGTGGTGGTTCCCCCTCCGCCACCACCGGCAGGGACAGACCAGTTGCCTGTAGCATCAAGGTAGTAAGTATTGCCTACACCATTGCTCCCTGGGATAAGTCCTTTTGTGGTGGAAGCCGTGTCAAAGATGTCAAGCATTGCCGTCACTTGTGTGCCTGTCAAGGCAAGAGGTGTGGCTGCGCTTCCTGTGTTGTTTCCTATGATGGAATTGGCGGCGAGGTTCGCCATCTTGGCAAGAGTTACAGCCCCTGCCGTAATGTTCATTGTGCCGTCAAGGAGTGTGCCATCAAGTTGAACATCACCTTGCTGAAGAACCCACTTTAAGCCTTCATCAACGGAGCTGTCTGTAATAAGAATATATCCATCGAATACGGCATCAAGTTGAACTTGCGCTCCAATGCTCTGCCTGTATGTAATTAAGCCTCCCTTTGCGTTAAGAACGGGGGCAACAGGAACAGCAAGGCTGAGTTCCCCTGTCCCTGAATCAAGGACAAAGTCAGCGGAAAGGCTCACCTCCTGAATGTCGCCTGGTGTAGAAGCATCCCACCTTCCAAGGAGATTCCCAGAGGTGATGGTTTGCATCTTTGTGAAGTCAACAACATTCGGCTCTATTGTAACCACCCCTTCCCGGGTCATTGTTACATCTCCTGTGAGGCTCTTGTTCGTAGGCGCATTTGAAGCATTACCTATCCATATCTCCCCATCGTTCAGCAGATAGTTCATCTTGCTGTCAAGGGCACTCTGTAGGCCGCTGATGTTGGCAATAGGGATGCCTGTAGGAATGTCCCCAGCAACAAGCGCACGGAACTGAGGCACGGCAGCAGCCCCTGATGTAGGCCCAGCCCATACATAGTTAGCCGTTTGAGTGAGGAGGCCGAGAGTGATGGATACGGCAGTTGTTCCTGTCACGGAGGAATTAAATATCCCGGCAGGAACACTATATGAAATCGTGTTCACCTGGCCGCCCGTAGCAGAAGCTACATTAGAAATGTTTGTAATGCGACCATACGAATCCACCGTCAGCACAGGAATCGTAGAGCTGCTTCCATAGCTTCCTGCCGTTGCCCCCGATGCAGGGAGGTCGCCTGCAACAATTGTGCGGAATGAAGGCTGACCAGTTCCTCCGCTTGACGGAGCAGCAAAGAATGTGCTTTGGGTTTGATCAATGAATGACCCGCTGATGGCTGCCGTTCCCGAAGTGAATGGCCCAGCCGTGTAGTCAAACACACTTGATGGCAGAGTGAATGTGATTTCGTTAATGGTTCCTGCCGTAGAGGCAATGTCATTAACATTCGCATTCAGCTTTTGAATAGCGGTGAGGATGCTGTCGCTGCTCGTAATAGTTCCTGTGGCTGCGCTTCCATTGAATCCTGTCAGCACCTTCCCTATTACAGCCCCGTTGTTAAGGGTGGGAGTGGCGTAAGTTCCTGAGAGTTCTCCTCCTGGGACATCGGCTTTAGCCACGCCAAGGGTAGTGGTTAGGAAGGTGGAGTTATCATAGGTGATGGTTCCTCCGCTTGACTTCACATATCCTGTGCCGCTAAGGGCATCCTGCTTTGTTGCAAAGCCCGATACCAAACTTGCATTGTCCGTATATACACCAATCAGATTGGCGAAGGAGATGTCTGTAAGGGAAGCCTTATTCAGGGCGGCAGTTTTTTCCGCTGCCGTGAGGTGCTGATAGTCGCCTACATTCAGTCCTGATAGATCATTGTGAACCCCCACATAAGTCTGGGAGTCCGCATAGGTGGTGGCAATCGGAAAGTATGGAGGCAGAGGAATGTCAAGCAGACTCCCGATGTTTATCAGAGCCGTTAATGCCTCAAGCCTTACATCATCAGAAAGTGTAGTGTCGTTCGCTGTTGTCTTCAGCGAGGACATAAGGTTGGCCTTGGGGGAATTGCCCTCGGTGACGGCTAAAGTAATAGCCGCCGCTGCCTTGGCATTGTATACCGAAATATCATCTAAGAAGTCTGCCATGCTTTAACATCCGCAGGAGGAATTAGTCTCGCTGCATTGAGTTTTTAATTTGTTGTAAAAATCAATAGCCGAAGGCCAATCCTGTATCTCCATTGCGTTAAGCATCCCTACATAGTCTGAGTAGAATTGTAGGTAGCCGTCATCGCATCTGCCACACATCACCTCCTGCAAGAACGCATACCGTTTCTTGTTAAGGCAATTGATGACATCCTCATCCACCATCACTCCTACACTGGTTTCGTACCAATCAGGATATTGATTTGCGATGTCGGCAAGGTTGATGTTGCCGTAGTAGTCGGCATAGTCAAGGCTGACAGGAGCGGCTATTAAAATAATCTGATAAATGCCCTTGATAACCACCTCATTGTTGTCAATGGTTTCTGTAGGGAAATAGAGCGGATAGACATAGTCAACATCATCCTGCTCCGCCTGACTCAAAGGAGTTTGTGTGGCATCCTCATAAACATCCCACACCCTGTAGACAGTCCAAAGATGCACTTCGCTTCTTTTCGGCCTATAGGGATCAGATGGGTCTGCTTCGGGATTGTATCCGCCTGGATTGGTGGAGGCATTGTATTCTCCCGTGGCATCAGGAACACTAACAAACAGCCCCGAAGAATCAAAGTCAAGCGTTCCTATTTTGAGAACAAGTTGCTTTGTGGTATTTGAATCTACTGTTTGCAGGAAGACAACCGACTGCCCAGGAGTCTTGACAATCGGAGAGTTACTTATTGTAACCCAAAATGCCGTAGCCTGCCCAGGCGTAAGAACAATAGGCGCATTGGCTATTGTTCCAATAAATGCCGTAGCCGCTCCAGAAGTTAGAGTGAAAGGGGTATTACCGCCTGTCGTTGTGACAAAGCTCTTGGCATACCCCGAAGTCCTAAATACTATCTGAGATTGAGCTGGCATATATTTTTATTATGCGCCTGTAGTGGCAGCACCACCTGTAGAAACATTATTGTATCCAGCAGTCTGAAGTGCGGCTCCCGATGTCTGCACCTGAATGATCAGGGCTTCCATATTCTCCTGTGTGGTAAACCTATAGAGCGTTTGGGATGCAAGAGAGGTGCTTGATACCCCTGTTTGCGGAGTAACTCTTATCCACACATAGGCAGGAAACAAACTTGAATTGTTCCAATATGTCGTTCCTGTAGAGCCACCCGAAGTAGCCACAGGAAATTGATTCATTGTAACGAATGTGAATGGGATGTCTGTAACCGTGCCATTCGTAAGAGGCGAACCCACATCTGAAATTTGTTGAAGGCTACTCTGAGCCGGAATATTTCTTCCTGTCAGCCCATTGTTCTGCCTCCAATACCCAAGCCCGAAATTAGGAATTTGCATCTGTCCCGTGGCGGGGCCGGTTAAGGTTTGAATCCGCATATAGATGCTTTCGTTGTTTGTAATCAACGCATAAGCTGCGGACAAAACGGAGTTTGATGCTGGCACATTTACCGCAGCACCCGTAAGAGTGAGGTGCGTGGCATCTGTAATAGTTCCTATCTGACCTACAAGAACATAGTTTCCTGTGGTGGTGTCAGTGTAGTACAGATATTGATTAACCGCAAAATCAGTAAAGTCCGTACTGCTACCAGTAATTACATAAGTACCGGAATTGTATGAACTATAAGTACCCGTAGTAGCTACAGGAGCGGTGATTTCTTCCGTAGGAGCATTTGCCGACCCGCCACTTGCACTCTGAGCGAGAGCCGTGTTGTTGGCATTAATCCTGTAATACTTGATGGATGAAGAAGTGTAATTTGCCATATCGTTTAATATCCTGCTGTTTGTAAAAATAAAACCGGGTAGTTTGCATTTACCAAAATGCCGTTATTCTCAAATGACTCGTTGGCAAACATCTTGAACAAAGTGTTTGGAACTAAGTTCTCCTCTTGCGAGTTCCCATTAGGGTCAAGCAAAGCATAGGCAAAGTTCGGGAAGGCACTTGTTGTAGCAAAAACATAATTATTACCCTCCTTATCTGATGTCTGAGGATAGTCCCAAAGAGGAGTGATGGTGTATGGCACATTAACCGGGCTTCCAATCACGGTGGGATTGTTTACCTGAGAATAGGTGGACATACTTGAATAAGTTGTATCGTTGTAGCTTGTTGGCTGCCCAGCGGTAATTCTATACTTATTCCAATTAGGAAGCCAAACCTGTGTAGAACTATTGGCAACCACAGGAATTCTCATAATCACCTGGTCGGCAACCCCAATCATAGTGCTTGTCTTTCCGCAATAAGCCGGAACGGCACTGATGTCTGCTGAAGCATTAGAAGTGAGTGTAATCTGCGTGTTGCCATCCACATTAGCTATCTTACCAAGAAGAACCGGAGTGGCACTCGCATTGTAATAGAACATATAATCCCCGGCTACAAAGTCCGTAAGGAACGCAGTACTTGTTCCTGTTACAACGGCAGACCCTGTGGAAGCATTCGTGATTTTACCCGTAGCAAGAGTGACTGGGCTGAATACCTCAGTCAAGGCATCAGGAGAAGATGTAACAGTTTTTGCTACGGCAATGTTGTTGGCATTTGCTTTGGCGAAAACAATTCCCGGAGCCAAATATTGCCCATAAACTATTAAGGCCGGGTTTGGGGTTGCTGCCATAACTTCTTGTATTCGTTAGGTAAAAGTTCTATCTGCAAATCTACGAAATCTTTGTGGTTGATATTCTCTCTTACAGAGAAAGTTTCGCCATTCCCTTCCGATGTAGCGAAATCATCCAGATTGATAATGAATATGCTATCGTAAGCCGCATTTTCCAAGATGCGTTTAGCCACATCAGCCCTCTGCATTCCATCATCTATGGGAATGATGTCCTGGTAGAGTTGCTCCATATCATTCTCATACATCCAGTTATAAAATGGCTCATCAACAAATATGATTATCGGCCCATTGTACTCCTGCCAAAGAATGGCACTCCTCATCATAGCCAACCATTCGCCATCGGAAAGAGGAAGATTCTCTTTCATCCCGATGTGTATGCCAAGTTTGGTTTTCATAGACCAAAAGTAAAAAGAAAAAGGGGAACAATTTGCTCCCCTTTCTTAGTCCATAGTTACATACGGCTTACGAATAGTTCTCGTAAGTAAAAAGCAGCAACTGATTCGCTGTCACTTGATCATTTACGGCGGCACTCTGCCTATAAAGCACCTCTTGATAAAACGCAAGAAGAATCTGCGTTTGCTGAGAAGCAGAAGAGCAGCCCCCAGCAATGTCAAACTGGAGGCTTGCTAAATACTTTTTATACAGAGTTTCCGGCGTGTCTATCATTCCTTAGTCCCTCTACGGGCTTTGTGGGTGGTTGTCTTGGCAGACTCGTATCCCTCACGAAGGAACTCAATTGCGTGTTCCTGGAACTCAGGACTATGGGCCGCATACTTGAAGATGTTCACGGCAGCAATCTCAAAGTTCGGGATGCTTATCTCCTCAGCAAAGGTAATGATTTTTTTGCCGTCATACCTCATCAGTTCCTTTTCAGTAACCAAAAGCTTCTTGGCAACAAGAGCATCATAAACAAGTTCAATCTTGCTTACATCCTCCAGGTCTTTAAGCATTTGATTTACGGCTTTCAACTGACCATCTTCCACCATCTTAATTAGGATAGCACGAATGGCTTTTGATTTGCCTACAAGGTCAGGACGGCTAAGGAAGATGCGGTCGTGAAGCATAGCCTTAGTGAGAATGTTGAGCGAATATTCATCCAGGTCTTTGATTTTGTTGAGCAGGGCGAGTTTGGCCTCAAAGTTCTGAGTGATGCCTGTGCTATCCCTATCCGCATCAACGATTTCAAATTTCCAAGACTTACGCTCAAGACCCGTAAGAGGGTCAATACGCATCTGCGGGTGAAGCTGAATCACAAAGAACCTTTCTCTATCTCCTACTTTGTCTCCATTAAAAACCATTTCTCCTTGGTCATTAAACAAAGGATGGCTATACCTGGCAACGCCATTTACATCATATCCTTCCAAAAAGCCAACTTGAAACGGAGCCCTATTCCAACGAATTGTCCAAGGAGAAGGGATGCCATGCTGCCCAATTTTCTTAACCATCCCGCTTGATGTAGGACGATTATAATCTTGACTCGTACCCTTTTGCTCAAGCACATTGAACCATAGGTTTGGGTTCAGCCTTATTTTGACAATTTGTCCAGGCTCAAGGCTAATCAGTTTTGCCTCTACCTCTTCCGGCCATGTGTTGATTTCATAAATGCCGTCTCTGCTTGATGAAACTATCATATTTACTTGGTTTTATGTTATATACTTCTGCAAATAAACAAAAAAAGGGCCAACTTTTCAGCGGCCCTATTTTTATGTCGGAATGTCCTATTAGATAATAGTTCCTCCGAAGTACAGCTTAGAAGCCAGCATCGTCTGAGCAGCGAAGTACTCGTTGTTGATGATCTGGTATTTCATAGCACCGAAGTGAGCTGGGTCACGCTTCACGATTTGGTTCATCACCGGAGTGCCGCCTGTGGTTACAGGAGCTTTCAGTTGAAGAACACGGAACATCGGAGCAGTAACGGTGTAAGAAGTATTGGTCAGTTCACGAGGAACGGCCACCTGCTCTTTAGGGATGATGACAAAGGAGTTTGCCCAATATCCGGTAGCAAGGCTGCTTCCGCCCAAATCAGGAGAGTACATAGCTTTGTGTGACCATTCGGTAGCCTCGTTCAGATTCACCTTGAACTTACCAAGGATGAAGTGACCGAGAGACTTTTTCAGACCCGGACGAACACCGCTATCATTCATCTCTCCAGAAATGTACTGAACAGCACCACCGGTCAGAGGCTGAAGGCCATTGCGCTGAATGCTCTGCATAAAAGCATAGCCACCCCACAGGTCAAGCTCAGTACCAGCACCACGGTTCTGAAGACGGATGCCGATGTCCTCAAGGTCAGCCATCTGAACGCCACCTGGAACATAATCATCGGTCAGACCAAAAGCCTGAGCAGCAGACACGAAACCAACGGTGGTTTGCTTGCTGTTGTATGTTTCACCCTTACCAACAGTAATGGCGGCAGACTTGCGAAGCATAGCAGTCATCAGAGCATCCGCAAAAATGCGAGGTGCGAGAACGGTTTGACCGCCTTCAAGTTGGAACATGAACGCCTGATTGTAGGTATCCTGACCAACGATGGCAGAGCCTGTAGACATATACTGGAAGTTCACGCCATAACGAGCCCATCCACGAACAGAACCATTCGGGAAGTCGCCGTTAACATCGTTCACAGCATCCTGTGGCAGAAGGGTATCGCCAGCCTGGATTGCGGTGTCAAGGTCAACAGTGCCATTTCCGTAAACGGTGATGGTGTGAGTTGCGCTACCGGCAGGAAGAGAAACAGCAGTAACATTGACAACAACAGAAGGGTTGTTGGCAAGTTGGAAGTTCTGTCCTACTGTGGCGTAGTTGTAATATCCGGTTGGGCCAGTAGTTCCGTTGTACTGAGTAGCGGTAACGGTAATGTCATAAGAACCGGAAGGAGTTCCTGCGCTTACGCTCACAACAGTCAGAGTAGCGAGAACGGAATCCTGCTCTGCATGGAACACCTGGGTAGTGTTGGTCTGAACACCAACGAAAGCCTTGTTGTCCACGAGGTGAGCCATAAGGCCGTTCTCAATGATTTGACGGTCAGGATAACGGTCAAGGAGAGTCGGCCAAAAATCACGAACAAATGAAGTGCTGTCGGCGAGGCCGGACAGGAGCGCAGCATCAGCTACGGTTTGTGGGCTATTGGCTGATGAGCCGTTCACCCCGTACAATGGATTTGCCATTTTTTGAGAGTTTTAAAAGTTAAAATGTACTTTGAACTCCGACAATCCTTAGCCCTCCGATGCTTGGGCCTTTAGAAGACACCACATCTCTTGGGTTTATTGGAGCGACATTGTTCTGGGGGACTTGATTGTTCAGGGTTCTGTTGATGGCCTCAACCGCTTCTTTAGGGGCTGCCCTACGAGCCGCTTCCAGCATCGCCGGAATCTGACTCTTCAGCAACTCCAATTCAGCCATAGCCGTAGCAGCCTTAATGTTAGGCCACACATTGCCATTTTTGTCAAGACTCAATGGAACGCCATCACTATAAACAATATCCCGAATTTTCTCTGCATCCACCTTTGGAACATTATACCCCGGAATTCCCAGGGACAAGTCCATTGGCTTTATCGCCTCCTTCAGACCATCTTCCACCATTTGATTAAACTGGTTTTGATAGCCCTCAATGTCCATTTGGCTTTGCTGAGGCGACATTGCAGCTTCAAGTTTCCCTCTAACCTCCTGCTGTTGAGCAATGCGTTGCTGGCGAATGCCCTCGGCTTGCCACGCAATTGCATCGTAGTCCTCTTCAGCGAGTCCAAGATTTTCGGGTATATCAAAGTCAATATCGGGATATTGCCTTCTCAAGTGCGCTTCGATGTGCCGGTCGGTCTTTGCCCAGGGGTTGGCTTCCCTGAATGCTTCCTTGATGAGTTCAAGAACAGATTTCTGCTCATAGTCCTCATTCAGCATTTGAAGTACGGCAGGGTTTTCCAACACCTCCTTAACTTCATCTGGCATACGGTATTCAACTTGAGGCTGCTGGTTGTTGAGCCTCTCCTCCATCTCGGCCAGCTTCGCACGAAGTGCTTCTATGTCATCTTCTGCGGGAGCGGCTTGTGGGGCTTCGTTAGCAACGGGCTGCTCTGCTACTTCCTCCTGCGGGATATTGTCCTCTACAGGATTGTCATAGTCAGGGATGCTTATGCTATTAACCTTGAATGGGTTCTCCGCCAATTGGAGGTTCTCCTCCACCTGGTACTGGAGGCTCTCCTGCGGGAGGTTGTCCTGCGGCATTGCTTGTGTTTCCATACATTCTATCTAATTCTAATTGTATCTTTTGCAAAATTACATCAGGATTGGCAGTATTCATAGGGTTGGCAAACGCTGCTTTAGCATATTCCCCTATTACATTGCCAATAATCTTTAGCTGCTCAAGCTTTTCCTTGCCATCCTGAGCCTGCTGATTGGAAAGCATCTGCCTTTCTGTGTTTGCCTGGTCAGCCATTTGCTGCGCCTGAGACCTCTTCACCTCATTCCTTTTCTGCTGAACGGACAAATATGCCCATGCCTGCTTCATATTGTCAATGATTTGCAGATAGGCATACTGATCCATTGTCAGCGTTCCTGCGGCAAGGGCTTGCTGTGCCTTTGAATATAGGTCTTGCCATTGAGCATCTGTGGGCAGCGGCTCCACGACAAGATTTGGAATGCGTTCATCGGGATTGCCCGGAGGGATAGAGAATGGCTTGTTGTTGGCCACCCCCACCTCTCCGGTCTGAAGAATGTCGTACATCAGATTCTCCCACAAAGTGCAATAAAGCCTTATCTTGGAATCCATAAGTCCAGACAAAACATTATCGCTTCCCGCAAGAAGCATTTGTGTAACGGCTTTCCCTTGCTCAGGACTTACTCCACCGCCGGTATCCACTTTAGGAACACCAACAACATCGTGCAGAAGATTTATCTGCTGGAGGAGGAGATTCCACAATATCTGTAAGTTGCCGCCACCATCATTGCCTATCATGGCTATGGCATCCTTAACGGAAGCATTGTGGAATCCCTTGTAGGCAGAAGAGGACACAACCCCAAGTCCACGCTCCATAAGCGTAGTCATTAGGTCTTCGGCTGTGACATCATCGCCCTCTTTCATCGCAAGGTCAGCCAAGGCATCCTGATCCACCCTAATCATCCAGGGCAGAAACTCCTTGACATATGTCTTAAACTTTTTGAAAGTGTCTTCAATGGCATCAATGTGCGGCTTTGCTCTGTCAATGACAGATACGGACTCGCCCCTTACCATTGAGGAGTGATGCCACACAAATGACCCATATATTTTAGAGGCATTTACCTTGAAGGCATCCTCTTCCTTAGTTACGATAGGTTGGCGAATGCCAGGCTTGACCCCATAGTCGTATAGGTAACCAGAGCCACATATGTATTTCCCACCGAAAAGGTTCTGCACCTTAGCTGTGTACACATCGCCATCTTTTCCGGGAGTCTTTTTGGAATATCCATTATAGGCCCGGCCATTCTTAATGTTGGTGTAGAGTATGTCTGTGGAGACGAACTCAAAGTCCATGACGAGTACATAGTCAGTATAGGTGTTTGTAAAGGTGGTGAGGTAGTTGTTGCTATTTGCCGTCCACCAATAAAGCCAATTGTAGAGGATGCTAAACTGTCCTCCACGAAGGTTGTTCAGTTCATTGTCCGTAAGAAAGTCCTGAGCTTCGATGCGGACTTGCTCAACAGGAACAGGGCGTATTCTGTAGCTCCAAACAATGTCACGCCCATCAGGATAAAAGGACATACTATGGCCACTATTAAGTGGGTCAAGCCATTCAATTTGTCTTTTGCCATTGATTCGATTGATATAATGTCCTCTTACAGATGTAATAGCATCATCATAGTCTGCCATCCGGGCAAGTATCTCAATGTTGTTTTCATGCCCAATCTTTTGCAGAGCGAGTTCAATGTTCATCTCCTCTACAAACTGAGGCATACAATCCAGCATCAATTGCAACTCCGTATTGTCCATTGGGACTTCATCGGGAGTAAGGCCAAGTTGCTGGAGATATTGCTCCATTTGCGCTCCTTGCTGTTTTAGCATCATAGCCAACTCCATCCGTGCTTTCATATCAATGCGCTGATCCATAGCCAACGCATCTATCATACTAACGGAGGGCTTGAATTTTTGTCTATTCAACTTTGCTACAACACTTTCAAGGATGGTTGAAGCAAGTTTCATATTGCGGCGGTCAGCCCCAAACAAAGTTTGAGAGTCGTTCGCTCCTAAGTTGTCTACGGGCTGAACCGTTCTTAAATAGGATTGGTTACCCAATGCATATTGATAGTTCTCTGCCCATTTTGTCCTTGGGAAATTGGGGCTTTCGATTTGCATCAAATGCCAAGCCTCCAAGCCCTGAGCAAAACTTTGCCCGAACTCTTTTGACTTTTTCTTTTCAAAAGAAACGCTTAGGTCTGGTGCAAACATTACCCAGTAGTATTGTAAAGGCTTGGTTCGTAAGGATTATAAGGAGACTCATATTGGGTGTAATCGCCAATGCCTGCCACAGATGATAGTGGCATTTTGTTGGTGTTGCCTGTTGCGCCACCTCCATACCTCATGCCGGCCATAGCTCCTTGGAAGGGAGCCATAGCAAATTGTGAAATCTGCTGCCTACGAGCCGTGTCAAGGTCGGCAAGGTTTTTCTCCCAGTAACGCTTTCTATTCTGAAGAGTAGCACCGGAAGCACCTTGAATAGCACCAAGTTCCGACTGAGCCGCTCTTTGCGCCTGCGCCCCACGGATAGCGAGATTACGCCTTGCAGCCTGCCCCTGTTGGTTTAAACGAGCAAGAGCATTCAGCATATTGCTACTTGAAACACCAGCCCTTCTTATGGCTCCAAGAACATCAGCCTGCTGCTGGTTAATGTTTTCAATTTCTTGCCCATAGCCGGGAGCCAAACTGCTTGCCGCCCTCCCTTGAGCCGCCGCAAGCTGCGCTTGCTCATATTGATTTAAACCCTCTGGGCCTTCAGCCAAAAGTCTTCTGCGCTCTTTGCCTTGCTGTATGGCATTTATTAAGCCCGGAGTTGACCCTGCAAGGTTTAATCCAGCCCCTATTCCCATCATTGTAGTCTGATCCATAGGCTTATTGTACTATTGCTGTGTTACTCTTGATTTCTATAAAATTCAGTTTTGTAAAAACTGTGGGGTCAAATGCAAAAATAGAATATAATATTCTACTTTCCATAAGTTTTCCTGAGAGGACACCACCTGAAGAATCTACCGCTCTTCTAATAGCAGCATCCCAATCTCCTTTCCTTGAAATGTACCATTCCGGCAGGATGTAACTTTCAAGTTGAAGTGCGCTTTCTGAGTTGTCAATAACCCCGGTCTTTAGCTGAGTGGAGATGGGCTTTGGCCCATATATTTTCACCTGATTCCATTGCTTTGTAACGGCAGGGGATTCATTTGTAATTACATTTATTGACGGATTCTTGTATTGCTCAAACAGAAAGTTATTTGGAACCGTAGGGTCTTCTACATCGGCCACGAATATCCTTCCGCCTATAAACCAATACTGCTTCGTGGGAAGACCAATTGCTCTGTCAGGATAGAGCGTAACCTCCGTGCTTGGGTTGAATAAGAAGTACTCCCGCTCCCCCTGGAATGTCTTGTATCTCTCAGAGAAAACGGCTGTGTTTACATTCACGCCCGACAGGTTGACTTCGTCCGTTACCTGGTCGTACCAAGTGATGAGAAGCGGGTTGTCATTGTATTTCTTGCGGAGGTAGTTGCCGAATGAGAATGTATTCCCAAGCCTTTCAAGCCCCGAATTAGTGTAGCGTATCATGTCATTAACGACATCGCTCCACCAATACACAGTACCCAAAGGAGTTTTCGTTACGCTCATCGGCCTTGATGTTCCATACTGACCAAGCAGCGGCCTTTGAGAGGCGAGGTAGGCATCCGTTGTGGCTACATTGTTGCTGCCATCCACATTCGTAAGCTGTATGGCATCGTAATAGAACGAGCTGATTCCGAATGTTCCGATGGCAAGAAGAACTCCCGGTTCCCTCTGTGTCGCATTCGTAGTGACAAGGGATGTGATTGGGCCGTTTTCGGCAGGAGCAAGGCGGAAGTCTACAGAATTAAACTTGTTAAGGCCGTTCACTTGCGTTCCCTGTATGATTGGGCCTGAGAAACAAATGGCATTATTCAGCACTCGGCTTTCCGTGTCTTTATAGTTGGTGGTATTAACCTGGCCTATGTCCTGATTCCATTGCTCCTTCCAAATGTCAATTGGGTTCATTGAAATGAAAAACCCGTACCACCCAAGGGCATTTATTCTTTGAGTAACGCTATTAATGACAGGCTGACCGCTGATTTGGCCTGGATTAAATATTTTGATGTCATTCCTAAATGCTCTTGTAGTTTTTAAAGCGAGACAGGTATAAGCATCTCCATATAAATAGCCAGTTAATAGCCCTCCATTATTATTCTGTATTGCTTCCTTATATTCATCGGCAGAACAACTAAGCTGTGTCGTATAAAGAGTTTGCTCGTCAGCATTTACTTCTTGAGTAATTACAAAATTGTAGACTAATTGGGTGTAGTTATTAATGTCTGACATCATACCCCATTCGCCAATATTAGTGTTAAAGCAGGCTACAGGAAGCGTATATGGGGATATATTATGTGTATCCGTTTGATTTATAAGTTGATTTGTTGATGAATGAGTTTCAACTCCATCTGACGCCAAAATGTAAATTTTATTTCCAACAACATTATTAACCTTGAATCTTGAATAAGGAAGATATACATTATTATCTGTTGGTTCGTTTGGAGTTATAAATCCTGGGAATGTTGTATAGCCAGATGCAAAATAAATATACTGATTATCACCTTGTACTATAGGCTCATTAGCATTAAACTCAAGAACATACCCTTGAAAAGTATATTTTATACTTGAATTGCCCCCATCATAAATCTCGTACATCGGCCATTGATTCTGTGGACTTTCATTAATATATGGGTTGATTCCATAATTTACCCAAGTAAAAAACTCATCTGCTCCATCTTGATTTTTATACCACAAATACAGCGTACCTAATGATTGTTTCATTTGCACGATGTTCTTGCATTTGCTCCTTACAATATTTATCCTATCTACCCAATCTGGGAGAGAGCCTTTAATGGAAAATTTTACTATACTATTCCCTGGGTCATCAAAAATTACAGATGGAGTAATGTTAGCTGCGTTGTTTGAATTATATAATGGAATATTATACCCATATTTTATCCCGTCAGCAGTTTGCACATTTGAACGCCACCAAGGGGCCACAACCTCAACGGCATTTGAAACTGGCTGTGTTCGACCAAACTTATCAACAAACTCTACTCCTATTGAATATCTTCCCCAAGGAGTAAATGATTTGTATTTGTATTCATAATCTGTTGAATCAAATAATGGTGTATCATTTTTATATTCAAAGATTGCCTTAAACTCAATCCCTTGAATTGGCTCATAATCCAATCGGTAATTAGCGTGGTTTACTTTATTTTGCGCCACTTCATTTGTTGCCGATTGCAATGGAACAGTATCAAAACGAGCATCAACAATATCTGCCGCTACTGTATTTTTTTGCGAAGCGAGAATGTTAGCAAATGTAAATACCCTTGTTAAACCATCGTTTTTTTGATATTTTATTTCTCTCCATACGCCATCGTTTCCATTCCTAATTACAATTACAATAGCTTTAATAAGGCTTGTGTATGTAGCGTAGGTATTAAACTCGTCAGCAGGAATAGTTATGGTAATGTTGTTATTTCCATAAGTATTCTTGCTATATGGAGCAAGGCGGCTTTCCTCGTAGTTATCATATACATAGTAATATGAATACTGAAAGCCTGTGTCTGTAATAGCCTTGTTCTGTTTTGTAAGGCTCACTCCTGGGAGGTCTGCCTCAAGCATAGGCTCAACAATAAGAGCCCTGCCGGGAGGCCTTTTAATCTGTGTATAGAACCAATCCTCTATTGGAGTGGTTGGATAGACATCTCCCGTTTCTCCATTCTGCGTACGAATGCCCTTCTCCACATTCACCATGCGAGGCTCGTTCACATTGTCCGTCCAATACAGCTTGCCGTCAATCCCCGTGATGGAAACATTGTAGGCATCCCCTGATTGGAAGTTTAGCCACGAGCCGCTTACAACAGCCTGTATGGAATTGTCCGTCCCTTTGATACGATAGATGGCGTGGCTTCCGTTGCTATTGTACATAGCAAAGAACACATTCCTGGTTTCAAGGTCTGAGTACACACCCACTACTTTGTTCTCCCCCGCAGGAGCGGAGAAGTCTGTGAGTTCCTTGTTGCCAAGAACAAGCGTTCCTCCCGAAAGGTTTGTGTCATCTGTGGAAGCCCCGAAGCGGAGGTTTACAGCCATCCGTGCCTCGTTGGGCTTAATCACCCTGTCGTCCACATCGGGATTAACCCTATCTATCCTGTGTATCATTCTACAAAGTTACTGCTTATTTGCCTGCTTTACATACCTTCTCCATACCGCCTCTCCTCCAGTCTTTCCCGAATACTTTTTTTGTAAAGCCTCATCTAACACCTCCAATTTTTTAGCGACAATCTTATCCTGCTCTAAATATTGGCTCTTGTATGCCTCTCTCTCTTCCTCGGAAAAAATCTCATTGAATGGCTTGTTGACCATTTTTACCTTGCCATTGTCCTGCATCTGCTGAATCTTGATGTTTGGATTCTTGCCAAGCAAAACTGCTTTGTAGAAATCAATACGATCCGCAGGCTTTATCCCTTTAGGGGCAATCTTATCATCAACGATTTCTACAAAAAGTTCTTTCCTATCTTTTCCTGCGCCTTTCGGAGATAGCTTTTCGTAATTCTCAAAAGCAGACTTAGCCTCTTCAGCATCTCCCTTTTCAATTGCATACACCATTCTATCCCTTTCATGCTCGGCTTCTGCTGAGTATGGCTGGATGCTTTCTTCATAAATTCCTGTCTCATATTTTAAAGCAAGTTCATCGTTTGCAAATTTGTTTGCTCCGCTTCTTGTTGACTGCATCCACTTGGCAAACTCAGCATCATCCATTTCCTTAATGCGGTCATAATTTACCATCATTAGATTGCGGATGTACTCGCCTCTTGTTTTTGCAAACAAATAGAACTGCTCATCATTCATAGCCTTCTGATTGCCATCAATGTCTATATATGATGCGCCATTCCTTTCCGGCCTCCCGGTGGTCTGCTTCTTGTCGGAAAGCAATTGCCATAGTTTAGCATTCTCGCCTCCGCCTTTGGGAGAATAAACAATGCCCTGGCTTGCGGGAGGCAACTCCTCACCAAGCCCATTTATAGCATTTTCATAGTTATTTCTAACAATTGGGATGGTGCGTAGAGCCTTGCCAAATAGTGTACCCCTATATTCCTTGTCAGGAATTTCCAAGCCCCTCATTACCATTTGAGCGGTCTGCTGGTAAAGGTTTGTTCCCAGCAATGGCACATATGATGTAGCAGTTTTGGCTGCCCAGTCGGCAAGTTTCTGTCCTTTATCTCCTCTTGATGCATCTAAGATTCCGGAAAGAAAAGAGTCAACTGAGGAAAGGAATGAGGTTTCAGCAACGGTTGACATTCCAAGTTGAGCCGCCGTTACAATCTTATTAATTGCCGTGTCCGTTATCTTGCCCTTATGATATTTCTCATAATCTCTCAATGCGCCTACAACCGAAAGGATGGCATTGAGAGGGGTTAACTTGTAGCTTATCCAGGTGTCGCCTATCTTGATGCTATAAGGTCTCCACCCAGTGGCCTCAAGGTCTTTATTCTTCTTGTAATCGTTATACCCTTCAGCGGTTATTTGAATTAAAGGCTCTTCGCCTTCATCGTCACCCCCGATTCCGCTTAGAGCATAAGCAGCAATCATAGCCGTTGTTCCCAATGCGGCTTTTGTCATCAATATGGCTCTGTCATCATCAGTAAATTTCTTGATGTTGCCAGTTATTGAGCCTCCTTTAGCCGCCCTCCAAAAACCTACCGGAGAATAGTTTACGCTCTCATTGGCCACATTGGTAATGAGATTGGTAAATGGAACAGCAAATCGCAACATTGGGATGTTGTGAATGATGCTATTCATATACCTGGCCGCTACCCCAAGCGCACCTTTAGGAGGATTGTTGAAAGTTCCTTCAAGAGCAAATTCGTGGGAGTCGGCCACCAATTGATCTGGCCTATTTTGTTCAATTAAATCATAAATCCTGCGATACCGGTCAAGTTTGGCAGCCAGCTTTCTTGCTTTCTTTTGCCTTGCAGACAAAGATGCATCTGCATCAATTTCAGCAATCGCCGCATTATACTCTTCGGTTGCTTCAATTTTGGCTGCATTCATTTGCTCATCGCTTTGGGCGAGAATGTCAATTGCCTTTTGTACGGCATTATCTGATGGGTACTTATCTCTTGCATCGGATAGCGCAAGTTGATATGCCCTCATTTCACGAAGGCCGCCATAAGTAAGGGCATCGGCAGCCATCATAAAGCGCATTACATACTTGTAACTCTTGTATGGGCTATACTTATTAAAATGCGCCCTCTCCAAAATACCCATAGCATCAGTTCTCTGCCTAAGCGGAGACTGTCCCGTGATTAAGGTGGTGCCGGCTTCCGCAATCCCATTACCCAACCCAACAACAAGCCCCTTTAATAGGAAAGGCAAATCTTTAGGGTTTCTTACACCAACATTGAAAACCAGCAATCCCATATTATAGGTGTTGCCGAATATATTCTTTGCCTGTGTAATTGGCCCAGATAGAATTGATGCCATCCAAATAGCGGTGGCTAATTCCACCTTATCAATCCCTGCAAGGTTTGCCTGGTAATTCAAAAGGTCTACAATGGCCCTTTGCTTCGGCATCCCTTCTTTTGCATTCTGAACTTTTTCTGCAAGCTCCTTAATCGTTGCTGCATCCTTTTCGGTCAGTTCCGGGAAGCCCATTGCTCTTGCGTATTCCTCCTTGAATTTCCCTTCATCAAGGCCGCCAAGATTAGAAAGTTCTATAAGTTTCTCTTCTGACTTTTTCCTAACAGGAGTCCTCCTTAACAATCTTCTTTCAATAGAATTCAATGCATTCTTCTTCTTTTCAGTTGCTATGCGATTGAATTCATTGTTTACTTTCTCTGCTATTACGGAGGCATCCGATGGGTCAAGCCCAAGTTTATCAACAAGGGCTTTTGTAAGAGCTTCTTTTGTGCGCTCCGCTTCAGAGTAGTGCTGCCTTATTAGTTCCCGGATTTTTACTCCAGACTCCTGCATTATTTGTTTGACATCCTTTTCGATGTCGGTAGCCATATGTGTAGCTATCTCGGCATCTGTTGAATATCCTGATCCACCAACTTTCTTTTGGGCTGCCTTATAGGTAGATTTTAGATATGGCCTTACTTTTTTGCCAAAATCCTTAATCATCTCTCTGCTGAAATCGGCAAAGCTTCTGGCTCCAGCTTCAATATGATATGCGGCTATGGTGATGAGTTCCGGAGGGACACCAGTAAAAGCAAACTTTTTCAAGGCTTTCTTTGCAGCCTCATAGATTGCCTTTGTTACAATCTTATTCTTCTCACCCCATCCCTGCTTTTTATTTGCATTGGGGGCAATAGTTTTGTCGGTGTCTGCAACAACTGACTGAATCGCTCCCTCAATTGCTTCGCCATCGGCCTTCTTGAAAGCTTTCTTTAGTTTATTTATATCCCCTTCGCTCTCCTTAAATCTCTTGCTACGCTGCTTGTCAACTTGCCTTTGGGCGAAAAGCAATTGCCCTTCAGGAGTTAGGAACTCAAACAATGAGAGGGCTTGTATTCCTTGCCCCCAATCCGTTGCTATTTCAGAAATGCCTTCAGCAACATCAACTGCATCTTGGAATTTACCTTCTTTGTTGTATTGCTTAATAAGCACTTGGGCAAGAGTAGTTCTAAATGCAGAAGGCATTTGCTTATTGGCCGTAAGAACCATTTCTTTTGCCTTCTCTTGGCCAACGGCATTAAGTATAGCATTGGCTTCAGCTACGCTTACATTGTTAGGAAGAACCTCATACATTGTCCTCTCCCCTCCTAAAGCATCCTTTACCTGATCAGAGATATCTGTAGCCTCCTTAATTGAGGTAATGGTTTTGCGTTCTCTTATTTCGCCTTCTCCTGTTGTTGGTGGAGGAACTGGTCTTGCCGCAGGAGGAGGCGTTTCGGCTTTCTTCTGTTGTGGCTGGGCAGCCGCAGGAGGAGTTCCTATTTCTCTGCCCTGCTTCTTGGCATCATTTAAAAGGCTGTTCGTAGCACTTTCAATGTATTTCTGCCATTCGGAAATGTTTTCTCCTTTTTCTTCTAAGAAATCAATTCCCGCCTGGATGGCTTCATAAACTGTCTTCCCGGCTTGATATGATTTCAGCACGGTGGTTACAAAGGCATTCCATAGCCCGGCATTCATTGCAAGGCCGCCCTCTTTCCAATAAAGGTCTCTAAGGAATTTCTCTACACGATCCTCCTCTTTAACCGGCTTAATC